TAAGTTAGCACCAGATACCGCACCGAATGAACCAGACCAAGTTCCACTAGTAATTGTACCAACAGAAGTTAGGGAAGATCCAGTAACACCAGAACCTAATGTTGTAGCTGATAGAACTGATGTTCCATTAATCTCATAAACTTTACCACTAACTAAGTTAAAGTCTTCAGAAGATGTCCAACCAATTGATGACCAAGTAATAGTTTTATCCGTGGCACCTTTAAGAGTAATACCACCGCCATTGGCAGTAACATCAGTTGGAGAAGCAACAGATCCCAGCTCGATGTTAATATCATCAACAGTAATAGTGGTAGCATTAACAGTAGTAGTTGTACCATTTACAGTCAAGTCACCAGTAACAACTAATCCATTATTGACTGTAGTTGTACCAGTTGCTGCGCCAATAGAAAGAGCAGTTGCTGCTCTGGCAAAGTTCACTGTTGTAGCAGTCGTATTGATAAGATCAAACGAAGTGCTTGGTGTAGTTAGTGATGTTGTAATCGCTGGACTGGTACCAAATACATTGGCTCCAGTTCCTGTCTCGTCTGTCAATAATGCAGCAAGGTTGGCAGAAGATGGTGTAGCTAAGAATGTCGCAGCACCAGTAGCAAGACCAGAAACACCAGTAGAAATAGGTAAACCAGTAGCATTAGTTAATGTTACAGATGTTGGAGTTCCTAGTATTGGAGTTACTAGTGTTGGACTAGTATTAAATACTAAAACACCAGAACCTGTTTCATCTGGAACTGCTGCAATCATTTGTGCAGAAGTGGCAGTGAATGTATTATTCGCTAAGTTAATTGTTTTATTTGTAAGAGTGTCTGTTGTAGCTTTACCAACCAGCGTATCAGTGGCAGCGGGTAACGTGAGTGTACCAGAAGCAACTGAGTGACTAACAATTACTGTAGAGCCAGAAGTAGACCCCGAGAAATGTTGGTTTGGTGTAATTAGACCATTTTTTACTATGAATTCGTTTGCCATCCCGTTTCCCTATCCACGGAGAGTTATAGATTAAACAACAATTGTTGTTCTCGTGATATTTATTGTTGCAGAGGTAGCTGAACCCATTGTTACTAGTAGTCTAGCATTACCTGCGCTAATGTCTGTCGTAAATGTTCCTAAAACACCATTAGTATTCATAACAGCATATTCAGCCATAGTAGTCGTTGTTCCATTATGGATAACTAGAATTTCTGAGATTTGATAGTTAGATCCTTGTGTGATCTGAACTATGTATTTTGCAGAACGATAAGTCGCTACTGCGAAAGTATCTACTGCAGTTTGCGCAGTAGCAGTTAATGTTGCCTGAACTACTGTGTGGTTGGCAATGTTAGTTGCGCCAGAGTTTTGATCAATAGAAAGTTTAGAAACAATCTTATTATTAACAGTAGTTGTACCAGTTGCTGCACCAAGAGTCAGAGCAGTAGATGCGCCAAAGGCATTTACTGTAGTAGCAGTGGTGTTGAAAATATCCATCGATGCGCTACCAGCAACAATGCTAGTAGTAATCGTTGGGCTAGTACCAAATACTAATGCACCAGAACCAGTTTCATCTGAAATAGCAGTAGCTAGTTGAGCAGAAGTAGCAGTTAATGTATTGTTCGCTAAGTTGATACTCTTATTTGTTAAGGTGTCAGTAGTTGCACGACCAACTAGAGTATCAGTAGAAGTTGGTAGAGTCAGTGTGCCAGTATTACTAATAGTACTGATAACTGGAGCAGTTAGTGTTTTATTCGTTAATGTTTCTGTACCAGCCAGAGTAGCCAGTGTGCCAGTAGTTGGTAATGTTAAAGTAGTTGTAGCAGTTGCTGTAAAGGTGCGAGCAAATGCGCCAGCATGAGTAACATTACCTGCCAGTGTTAATGTATTTGATCCGTTGTTTACGCCAGTGCCGCCATAAGTAGCACCAATTAACGTACCTTGCCATACACCAGTACCAATAGTACCAACAGATGTTAATGAAGAGCCAGTAACACCAGAGCCAAGAGTTGTAGCAGAAAGAACTGAAGTTCCATTAATCTCGTATTGTTTACCAGTAACAAGGTTAAAGTCTTCAGAAGAAGTCCAACCAATACTAGACCAGTTAATAGTTTTATCAGTTGTACCTTTAAGTCTAATACCACCGCCATTGGCAGTAACATCAGTAGGCGAAGCGACAGAACCTAATTCAAATTCAATATCATCAACAGAAGTTACTGTTGAATTGATTGTAGTTGTTGTTCCATTAACTGTCAAATCGCCAGTAACAACTAATCCATTTCTAACAGTTGTAGTACCAGTTGTGGCACCAATGGTAACTGCAGTTCCTGCAGCAAACAACGCTGGAGATGTTGGCGTAGCAAAGAACGAAGTTGCGCCAGCAGTAGCATCAACAGATGTGAGACCAGCGATAGTAGTACTAGAAGCACCCAATGAAATTGCAGTAGTACCAACAGTAACAGAACTGTTAGCTAAGTTAGCGTTAGTGATACCAGCAGTACCAGAAAGGTTACTGTTAGTTAGTCCGCTGATAGTGTTAGAACCTGCAGCGATAGTTTTGTTCGTTAATGTATCTGTAGTAGCACGTCCAACTAATGTATCAGTAGAAGTTGGTAAAGTTAATGTGCCAGTATTAACGATAGTTCCAATTACTGGAGATGTTAATGTTTTATTAGTTAATGTCTCAGAACCAGCTAGAGTCGCCAGTGTGCCAGTAGTTGGCAGAGTAACTGCAGTATTTGCGATAGCGGTAAAGGTTTGTGTAAATGCACCAGCATGCGATACGTTACCAGCAACAGTGATTGTGTTTGAACCATTATTAACACCAGTACCACCATAAGTTGGAGCAACGATAGTACCTTGCCATACACCAGTACCAATAGTACCAACAGATGTAAGAGAAGAACTAACAACTCCAGTACCAAGACCAGTAGCTGATAACACTGCAGTGTTATTAATCTTAAAGGATTTACCTGTTGCTAAGTTTAAATGTTCTGAAGATGTCCAGTTAGTATTTGTATTATCCCAAACAATTGTCTTATCAGTTGTACCTCTAAGAGTAATACCACCACCACTAGCATTAGCATCAGTAGGAGAAGCAACTGAGTTTAATTCAAGGTTTGGATCATCAACAGTATAAGTTACTGAGTTAACAGTAGTCGTAGTTCCATTAACTGTCAAGTTACCAGTAACAACAGTATTAGCATTGTTAATCGTCAGAGTACCAGTTGCAGCACCAATAGAAATACTAGTTGCAGCACCGCCAATATTAAGAGTAGTTGCAGTCGTGTTAAACACGTTCATCGTAGACGAACCTGTAACAAGAGAAGTTGTAATTGATGGACTGACTAAAGTTTTATTAGTTAGTGTCTGCGCTGCAGTTAATGATGCTAGAGTATATCCACCAAGAGTATATCCATCATGGATTCTAGGTACATTATTTGTAACATCAAATACGAGTTCACCAACAACTCCTGTGAAGGCATCGTTCTGGGTAGATGTTCCTCTTCTTAATTGTATTTGGATCGCCATTAAAAATTTCCTTGTTTATAATTAAGAGACAATTACTCTATCAGTAACTCTTCTCCAGTTTGTGCCATCGGAGAATGCTATAACTGCGCCTCCAGATTCATTTGATACATATAACATTTGACCAGGATTTTGACCTGTTGGTAATGTAGAAATAGTGTACGAAGGTAAAACAAATTCATCTGGATAGATATTGCCTGATGTGAAAGTACCCCAGTTATAAGTGGTAGATACTGCATCTATAAGAGCACCCAAGTCACCTATACTAGTTACTGCTTGAGTAACTAGTCCTAAATCTTGACTATATGAAAAATTTGCTGTCTGGGACGCTGACACTAATGAGTTAACATCAATAAAAGAAAGCTGCCCAGTTCCATTAGTTGACATTACATAATTTAAAACACCATCAGAAGTAGGTAAAGTATATGCGTTATTAACCTTTACCGAAGCTGCATTTAATGCACCAGCTACACCAAGCCCACCTGCTAATTTTAATGCACCTGTAGTAGTAGATGTAGAGGCAGTTGTATCAGAAAAAGTAATTGAACCAGAGAACGTACCAGAAAGCGCACCACCATTTATAGATGGTGATGTGAGAGTTTTATTTGTTAGAGTTTGTGTGCCGTCTAATGTAACGACAGTGACGATGGAATCTGTGCCACCTGGAGATTTTTTGAAGAATAGATTACCATCATAAGTGTTTAATGCAAGTTCTCCCAACGACAAGTCAGTCGTTGCTGGATTTTTGCTCTGCACAGCAGAGCGTTTTATTAAAACCTTATTAGCCATTATAACCTATTCTATCTAGAAAATGACGCCAGTATATACTGGGAGGGGGAATTTCACCCCATCAATTATTTAGCGTTACTTTAGTAAGTGCCGCCATCAATGTTAAACCCATCAAGAGTTGAAGTTGCTGCACCAGCACCAGTAATATTAGTTCCAATAAACATTGCTTTGGCAACTGACAACCCACCAGAAAGAACAACAGCAGCAGTTCCAACAGCAGAAGCATCGGTAGTTGATGTGAATGTTACTGCACCAGAAGCAGATAAAGTAGTTGCAGCAACAGAACCAGCGAATGAAGAAGCAGTAATTGTTTTATTGCTTAAAGATTCAGTACCAGCTAAAGTGGCAAGAGTACCAGTTGTTGGTAGAGTTACGTTAGTGGCAGCAGTAGAAGTTAGCGTGGTAGCAAATGCACCAGCAGTGATTAAACTACCACCAGAAACAATAGTAAGAGTACCAGTTGTGCTAGTGATTGTTAATCCATTAACTGTTTTATTAGTTAATGCTTCAGAACCAGCTAGAGTTGCTAGAGTACCAGTTGTTGGTAATGTAACAGAAGTATTGGCAGTAGTTGTAAGACCAAGTGTATGTGCACCAGTATGTGTAAAACTACCACCAAGAGTAATTGTCTTACCAGAGTTATTTACTCCAGTACCACCGTATTGACCAGCAACAATAGTACCTTGCCACACACCAGTACCGATAGTACCGAGAGTGGTGATAGAAGATTGACCAACATAAGTTGATGCAATGTCAATACTATCTGTATTGACAGTAATACGATCAGTAGTACCAACTGCATCAATAGTGTTACCAGACTTAGTTAAACCAGCACCAGCAGTAATTTGACCAGCACCAGAGAACTGGCTGAACGTAATACCTGTAGTACCAATAGTAATAGCAGTATTATTAGAAACTACATAACCATTATCTGCCTGAGTAGTACCTTCTTCAACGAAGAAGAATGTTCCTGGAGAAACCTCAGTTCCTGGAGAGTTATCGAAATCCGTGGCACGAGTAAGTACCCAGTTTGTAGATACAGTACCGACTGTTGTAACAGTGTAAACACCATTTTGTAGTGCAGATGCTTGATCTTTAATAAGAACACGATCGCCAGAGGCAAGAGCAATAGAGTCCAGAGTTAATGCAGCTTGAGTACCAGCGTTGGTTAACGTAGCACCAACACCAGCAGTGCCGTTAGAATATGTAACAGTCAATGCCGCAGTAGAAGCAGCACGAACAGATGCTTTAACGTCAAGACCATTAGACATGGCATCAACGTATGCCTTAGTTACTAAGTCTTGTGCTTGAGTAGGATCAGCAGCGTTACCAACACGTTTACCACCAACATCAACGATACCAGTACCAGTTGGAACTAAGTTTACGTTATTGTTACCAGCAGCGGCAGTGAATGTTAAAGCAGCAGTGCCAGTTATAGATCCGTTAGTAGTACCAGTACCACCATTAGCAACAGGTAATGTACCAGTAACACCAGTAGTTAATGGTAGACCAGTTACGTTGGTCATTACACCAGAAGCTGGTGTTCCAAGGGCTGGAGTGATAAGAGTCGGGCTGTTAGCGAATACTAAAGCACCAGAACCCGTCTCATCAGAGATAACACCAGCCAATGTAGCTGACGTTGTAGCAGCAAATTGTCCTAAATCAGTTCCCTTATATGCAACAATACCACCTGCACCAAACGCAGCAGATGATCCATCTGTACCAGTAAATGTTAAAGTATTGCTTGCAGTTAAAGTCTTACCATCAGCTACAGTCAGAGTTGCTGATGTAGTTGGTGCAGTAATTGTTAACTTGTTGATAGTCGTAGCTGTTGCAACACCAAGAACTGGAGTAACCAATGTTGGAGTATTAGCAAAAACTAGAGCACCAGTACCAGTCTCGTCAGAGATAACACCAGCAAGTTCTGAAGAAGAAGTGGCAGCAAAAACACTTAATTTATTAGCAACATACGCAACAGTACCACCTGCACCGAAAGCAACTGAAGATGCATCAGTACCAGTGAATGTTAAAGTATTAGAAGCAGTAAGTGTTTTACCATCAGCGATAGTTAACGTAGAACCAGTCGCTGGTGCAGTAAGCGTAACTTTATTAATCGTTGTGGCAGAAGCAACACCAAGAACTGGAGTAACCAATGTTGGAGTATTAGCAAAAACTAGAGCACCAGTACCAGTTTCATCGGTAATTGCGGCTGCTAATTGAGCAGACGTTGCAACTAAAGTGTTGCTAGTTAAGTTGATAGTCTTATTAGTAAGAGTATCAGTAGTTGCCCGACCGACTAGAGTATCAGTTGCCGCTGGCAGAGTTAGTGTATTTGTTCCAGCAATTGCAGTTGCAGCAACAGTAATTGTGCCAGAAGTAGAACCAGAGAAGTTAGCACCAGCAGAACCAATAGTTGGTGTAGTAAGTGCTGCGCTAGTTAAAGTCTTATTAGTTAAAGTATCAGTTGTTGCACGACCAACCAATGTATCAGTTGCCGCTGGTAGAGTTAATGTACCAGAAGCTGCAGCAGTGGCAACAACAGTTGTAGTTCCAGAAGAAGAACCTGCAACTGTAAAGCCAGCAGAACCGATAGCTGGAGTTGTAAGAGTTGCACCACTGATTGTTGGGCTAGTTCCAAGAACTAATGCACCAGAACCAGTAACGCTAGTTGCACCATCAAATTCAGTTACCCATGTTTCAGCACCAGTTGAAGCAACAGTAAAAACTGAACCTGCGCCAGCTGGAATTGTAGTAATGGCACCACCAGCAGAAGTTTGTATCGTTAACGATCCAGTACTCTGATTGGTAATGTAATATTCTTGACCTAGAGTTAATGTTGCAGTACTTGGTAGTCTAACAGTCTGAGTAGTTGTACCAGTAAAGAACTGATTTGCAGAACTAGAAGCTGTTAAAGTAGTAGTTGTTCCACCAGTTGCTGTAGAAGTATAACCGCCAGCACCGATAGAAGAAATTGTAACAGTTTGACCAGAAACTGAAGTAGTAATACCATTACCACCAGCGATAGTTAAGTTCTGTGATAATAGAGCAACAGAACCAGTGCCAGTTCCACCAACTAAGTTAAGTGTCGCTGCAGCAGCTTGCCAAGTAGAAGTCCCGCTACCATCAGTAGTTAAAACATAGTTAGCAGTACCAGCTGTACGTGGTAGTGTCCAAGTACCAGCAATCTGGACCATTCCAGTGCCGTTAGGATTAAGTACCAAGTTACCATTGGTATTGGTTGTACTTAATGTATTTCCTGTTAATTGGGTGTTACCAACTTTCCAAGTATCAATTGTACCAGTTGCTGAAAGAACTGGAATTGAAGAAGCACTGGTAGTTAATGTGCCAGCAGTTGATGCGTCGATCAAACCAGTATAGTACGTACCACCAATAACAAAGTGATTTACTGCGTTGCCGCTGGTTTCTGCGCCCATACCGATGTATAATCGGTTACCACCTGCGCCATTTAATGATGAATATGCCAATTCACCTGCGCCAAGAGTAGCAGGGTTTCCTGCAGTACTAGAACGCTTAATTCTGATTATAGATGCCATCTTTTTATGTCTCCGTTAAAATTCTCCACCTTCCATGTTCTGAGCATCGAGGGTGGTGGTGGATGTCCACTTGTTTGTATTTGTTCTATAGACTAACACTGAACCATTGAGTTTGCCATAAGTTGATGTATCTACATCGGCTACGTTATCTAACGCTTCTACTACAGCTGGTGCCGCTAGATTAGTTCCAGCTGTAGTCAAGTTTTGCTGATTTGTGGTGACTAATAAAGTCATCTCACCATCTAATGTTGCAATAATATCAGCCATTATATTTGTGTTATCTGAGGGGTTACTGTAGCAATACCTTCAACAACTCTAGTTTTAGTTCCACTTGGGGAAGTGACTTCTAAATCGTAAAGGTATCTTCCTGGAGTTACTGAATTTGATCCTGCAGCTGTAAGTTGGATTCTAACCCTACCTTGCGCAGCATTATAAATGCTTGATGTGAAATTATATGCAGTAGAGGATGAGAAAGATTTTCTCATCTGAGACGCTACTGTATATCCAGTTAAATCAAGAGGTGCACCATTGGATGAAGCAACTGTGATTATATTGCTATAATCACTACCTTGATCTATAAAAATGTTCGCTACAGTTGCCAATTTTAACTCCGTGTTATACTTGTTTATTTATAATTCCAGAGACTGCAAAAGAAAAAGCCCTGTATAAAACAGGGCTTCTTTTAAAATATAACTATTATAAAGCAGCTATTGTTTGATCACGCTCTGTAATCAAAGCTGCTTTCCTAGTACTATATTCTGAGTTTACATCAGCAATCTCATCCGATGTATATTGAAATTTAAGTCCTTCAATTTTCTCTTTATATTCAGCACGAATAATAGTTGCTCTTAAGTTTGTATCTTCTACGTTTTCCATATTATTTTCCTATTATGCCCAAAACACAACTACAGTACCAGCTGCGCCAGTACCACCATTACCAACGTTGGTAAAGTTACCAGCACTAGCAATTTGCTGTGTGCCGTAACCACCACCACCACCGCCTCCAGGACCATCACCTTGATCACGTGTATTGCCACCACCACCTGCGCCATAACCCTTACCACCTTGTCCACCAGTAGAGTTACCATAGCTGCCAGCAATGCCACCAGCACCGTATGCAGATGCTTGTCCTGGCTGCTGCGGGGATCCACCAGAAGTTCCACCAGTTCCAGGTTGGCTATTGGTAGCACCGCCACCACCAGAAGCAGAATATGTAGTTCCACCCACATTCAATGTTGTTGTGCCGCCAGTACCAGCAGTTTGTGACCAACTAGAGCCACCACCACCTGTACCAACAGCAAAATTACATCCAGTGTTCGCTGGTACGCTAGCTACAGAACCTGTAGTAATATAACCACCGCCACCGCCAGCGCCAGATCCGTGAATCGCAGATCCACCGCCACCTGCACCGACTACAAAATATTGAAGACTTCGAGTTGATGCTGGACTATTAAATGAACCACTTGCAGTAGTGTATTGCGATCCAACTCCAACTGATATCGCACTAGCCACACCGACAGAAGTTGCTGGAACCAATCCACTTACAACTGTAAATTTAGCAAAGTATGGAGTAGCCAGAGTTGTAAGTCCAGGTAATGTAGAAGTTGAAACAGAAAATGTACCTGCGTTACTTGAAAACGAGATATTTTGGCTAAATGCGGGTGATGTCATATTAGAATTATTCGCAATCTGCACCTGTACAGTACTAAGAGTACCAATACCACCAGCATAAGCCGCTGTGAAGTTTATAGTGCTAGAACCATCGAAAAGCCCAGCCAAAGTAAAGGCACCAGGTTGACAGAAGTTTCGTTGACCAGCAGAGAAACCAGACATAATACCATTGCCATTAATATAACGCACTCTAACATAAATGTCAAACATGTTAGCTGTAATAATGCCAGCTGGTACGGTAAAGCTAGTTAAATTGCTAGTAGTAGCCAAATCATAAATGATATTGGTAAAATTAGAATCAGTAGCCAGTTGCCAATTGGAACCAGCATGCCCACCAGCAACATAGTTGAAGAATGCACTAGCATTATATGTTGGTGTATATGTAGTTAAACTAATGTTTGACGCTGGGCTTGTAATAGTTGGAGTTCCAGGAGCATTACCACCTTGAGTAGTAATTAAAGAACCTGTTACCGATGCTTGAACAGATGATATTGTTATATTTCTTGCCATTTTTATTCCTCGTATCCATATACACTAACAGCTATACCTGTTGATGATGAAAATAAAACTACCCGTTTTGTTGCTTGAGCAACAAAGCCAGTTCTTTCTAAAACACCCCTTGCAGGAACTGAAACGTCATACTCGAGATATTCTCCATTTGTTGGTGTAGCACCTGTTGATATAGCTAATCTGATGTTAACGTCACTACTACTATAATTTAAAATATTCACAGAAAAACTAGAAGTTGTTGCTGATGGAACAGTATACACTGTTGTCAGCGTTGATGCTGCTAAATCTGCTTGTCCTAATATGCCTGAAGCCATTTATTATTTCTCCTATTAATTTGAACCTAAGAAATATAGTTTACCGCTAATCGATCTAAATGCGGAACCCCATGAAGTTCCATCATAAAACTCTACACGATTACTATCTGTATTATAGCGGATCATTCCTGTCGCAGGAGAAACTGGCTTTTGCTCCTCTGTACCTTTTGGTAAAGTAATTGCACCAGTAGTGGTAAACACTGCTGTATTAACAGTAATATTTTTACTATCATCAATAACAGTATCACCTTGAATTTTTATTGCCATCTTCGCTCTCCTTGAACTCGACTATGTTTTATTTATGCTTTTCTAACTCTTCGATTCTGGAGTTAAGTTCTTTTATGCTCTCTAATAGATAAGCACTCAAGCCTGCATAGTTAACTGATTTAATACCAGCATCATTAGTTTCTACTAAGTGTGGTAAGATATTTTCTAATAACTGAGCAATAACACCAGAAGATTTTTTAGAATTTTCGATCCAATCGAACTCTACTCCATCAATTTTCTTAATTGTTTCTACAGCATTCGTAATTCTAACAACATTGGTTTTCAATGATGCATCAGAAAGAGAATTAAAACCAGTAGCGTTAAGAGTCCCAGTGCTTGGTTGATAGTATAACTTAGTAGAAGAAACTACAGCTGATGTTAAGTTACCAGTTGTTATAGTAGATAAAGCTGGATAAAACGTAGATGCAATGTTTGTAGTATCGTCAGATAATGAAACACCTACTGTTCCCCATGTTGGTGCGCTAGTTCCATTAGAAATCAGTGCTTGCCCTACAGTTCCTGCTCCTATACTTTCGGCATTCGTAGTGCTACTTGCGTAAAGAATTCCACCAGTAGTAAACGTACCGAAGGTTTTGCTGTTAACACTACTAGCGTTGATACTAGAAGATGGAGTAACCCACTGTACTGCAGTGCCAGTAGATTGTAAAAGCTGACCAGATGTACCAGCTGCCAATAGAGCAGTCACCCCAGCAGCACTCTGATATGGAACACTTCCTGCTGCACCACCTGCAAGACTGGTAGCTAGAGAAGCTGTACCAGTTAAACTAGCAGTAATAGTTCCAGCAGAGAAGTTACCAGAAGCATCACGTGCAACAACAGTAGATACCGTGTTGGCAGTAGCTGCGGATAATCCATCTAATAAGTCAGCATCTAAACCAGATCCAACACCATCAACAGTTTTTATTTTTGTTAAAATATCAGCTGCAGTATATGTAGAAGTGTCTAGTTTGGCACTTAGGTCTGTATTTAGAGCAGTAAAGTTATTATCCACCTCTGTGTTAGTGAGTGGACTTCCTTTAACTAATCTTAGCGTTAATGTCGCCATTGTTTTCCTTACCTTTGGAATTTATCAACTAATGACAGAAGTATCTGTTTTAGTTCGGTTATGTCTTCTTTAATACTATTTATTTCTTTAGAATGTTGGTCTATCTGGTCTTGCTTAATTCGAGATTGCTCTCTTTTGACCAGATGATTTTCATATTCTATCTTGTTTATATTTATGATGGCTCTGGTGCTAGTATCACGCACCAGTCCATCTTTTCCATCAATATTTACTATTTGCATTATGCACAAGCGATTACACGAAGATCTTTAAGTCTAGGAACCGCAGATGTATTTGCAGATTTCATAACTAATTTAATCTGAATTGAATCAAACATTACAGAAGTTGTTGTGGAATAATTCATATCAATAAATCTATCACTACCTAACTGAACATTAACTATTGGATTATCAGAATACATTAGATTCCAATTAGAAGTATCAAATGCATGAGTAACACCAACTTCAGATATTTTATAGTAAACGTCAACTGTAGCATCAGCTGGAATACTTGCTGCAAACTTAACACGAACATAATTAGAACTATTAGCTAAGTTTATCTTCTTAGTTACATATTTGCTATAAGAAGAACTATCACTTGGTGCGATCTCATCTACGAAGAAATCTTTCTGTGTAATAGTTATTGCAGCCCCAGCTGATTGCGTAGTAAATGTAGCACTTAAAGTAACAGTAGTTGTAGAACCATTATCAATTACTTTAGTAACTAAGAAAGTTCCATCATTTAATGCACTGGTAGATCCAGAAATAGTTACATATTTACCAACAGCTGTTGCTTGTAGGATTCCCCGTGCGGTAGCATTAGTAGTAGTAATAGTACTTCCAGAGAAAGCAATAGTCGTATTTGCTGATAAAAGAACCTTATCATCAATACCACCAACATTCATATTATCGAATGTTGGTGCATTAATCTTGTTATTAATACCGATTAAACTAATACGTTGCGTATCTAAAATTGGAGACAATGAATCATTAGAAGTCTGCATTGTAATATTAAACGTAACAGACTTATTACCCCCAAGATTATTGTTTTCATTAACCTCTGAAGCCACTAGTTTTGGAGCAAAGAAATAGTTATTCTCATTAGCCAAGAGCCCACTATAACCACTATCAGCAACATACGCAACCTGTGTTGAGCTATCTACAGACTTTCCACTAGTGCCTTTAATACCAAAAGTGGTCATTGTATCTGAGAAAGTTTGTAATTGAACACTTGGTTGAACACCATCATATTGTAAGTTTCTAGTTGCACGAATAGTAGAACCACCAGTATAGCCACTAGAAGTTGGTGTTGTAGAGACGGTAATACAATAAGAATCAATATCTACATCACTAATAATATGTGTGGTATATAACTCAGTGTTCGGAACACCAAATATTGGTGAAGCATAATTAAATGCAGAACCAGCACTCATAGTCGCAATTGCGTTAGCAGAAAGAGTTGCAGAAGTGTTCGATGCGATAGAAGCAATTTTACCGATATAAGTTCCACTACTATTGTAAATTGTTGTTCCAACCGCAAGCTGCGTACTAAATGCAGTACCAACACCCGTAACTGTAGTATTAGCAGTATTAGTTGCAATAGTACCAGTACCAAGAGTTCCTGTCAATTTAGTCGAATCTGAATCGGTAATAACAACTCTAGAAGAAGCTGCCATGCCGTGGTCTTTCTGATATACACGAACCTTCGTGACACCAGATTTAATCTCTAGAGGATCCTTGCCCAAATTTTGGTATGGTAGAACATCATTAACAAATTCTATATTACCAACGGCATTAATATCAAACTTTGCACGATAGATGGTAAACTTCAAATCTTGATTTTGATCTGCTGACCATGTAGATGCATTTTGAGATTTAAAGAACACACCCATATACGGCTGCTCAGAAATCGTTCTAGAAGAACCTGGAATTAAATCACCAAGCTGAGAGATCCAAACTTTATAATTATTAGAATCTGAAGAAAGAACGATCGCATATTCTGAATTATCCTGAACATAAACAGGAGAAGGGAAGTTAAAAGTTGTAGCAGTATCATAAGATGGAGTTGGAATGCCACCCACAGAAACTGTGCTAGAAGATAAATTAACTTGTTCTGGTTTTAAAGATACTTTAGAAAAAGGTAGAACACGTTTTCCTGGATATCCATTAACCACTTCACGAATTTCAATATTAACTGGAACCTTATCATCTTTAGAAGCAAAGAAAATATCAATCTTAGTTAAGAATGCTCCGCCAGTTTGACGAACTAAGAATGTTTGTGCCAGAGGATCATACCATCCAGTATCAGCAACTACTCTATCTGAAGTTTCGACAATAACCCTATTATCACGAAGTTGCTCTTCAGCGAGTTGAGCATTACGGACTGCATTAACAGTTTGCTGGCGAGTTTCTAAAATACCTTCTGCACGGTAAATAGCACGACCACGTGATGTAAAATCACCTTGCGCAGCTACATTATCAACTAATTTAAATTCACGTTGACCAGTACGGAAACGAACTGAATCTGTATTTGGAATATTAAACAATACATTTAAATCACCATTGAAGTTAGAAACTAATGGATCAGCTGTAAGAGGAACCGTAATAGATCCGAATGTTCCTCTTGCTCCAGAAACAGAACCAATTAGTTGTTCTGATGCAGAGAATGTACCCTTTACATTTTGTACAAATAGAGCATAGACTCCAGTTGCAGAGTTATATTCTTTACCAACAACAATTGCAGTTGCTCCAGAAGTTGAACCAGCGATAACATCACCACGATTCAAACATACTTGAGAGTCACCGCCAATGCGACGAGCAGTTTCAGAAGAAAGACCACCAACGTTGGTTGAATCGTCAAATTCACCAGTAGATGGAGTATATACTAGTTTGCCTGCTGCTGTACAAAAATTAGATACAGCAACATCATCAAAGAATGAATAGAAACGAGTATTAGGTTTTAACCCTTTAACTTGAACTAGAATATTTCTAGAACGGATGTATGGAATAACTGCTGTAGAAAGAACTCTATCAGCTATAATTTCTCTATCGATTCTAGCAACTAATGTAGTTTTAACACCAGTGCGGCTTTGTCCAATTTGAGTAGCTGTTGACTCTACAGTAACTTCTCGACGAGCACCACCACCTGCACCACGACCAGCAAGCCCAACTAACTGATCGAACGTAGCATTAGTTTGCCACCAAGCAGCACCCCAGCCAGTATTAATTGCAGACAGTCTTTGGTTTGTTAAAGCTGGCGCTCCTGTCCATTGATTCTGCCACGCATTCCAAATAGTACCAAGAACACCAGCACGTTCAACAACAGTCTGAACAGCAGAGAAGTTACCTTCTAAGTTATTTACAATATCTGGGCGACGATCAACCTCAAACCAGTCATCTGAAGAAGGTGTTAGAGTAACTTGACCCAAGAATGTAAAGATAGCAAATGGATTGATATTTTCTAAACGAGAAGCATACTCTTGTTTAACAAGAGGTAGATGCTCTAATACTGGAAGGGTAATAACATCACCATATAGCTGGTAATTAGCAGCAGTTCTAGCAGAGTTAGATGAATTCTTTTCAATAAGATTAATGTTCTGCATTGAGTAGAATGGACGAAGTTCACCATTCTCCATGTCAATAGAACACAGATAATCTGGTGACGTTACATCACCAACATTATGACCAGTAAACCCATCTACAATAAATCCATTTTTAAATCTATCTAATCCAGAAGAATCTACAATATTTAAAGATTCTGTCTCTTGTTCTAATAATGACAACGAAGTATAATATTCAAGATTATCAATACGTTTCTCTAACTTACCGATATCACGCATAGTGTATCGTTTGTTATCTACAGAAGATATCTGAACGCTTGATGTTGAAACACCGAAAGTATATGGCTCTAATGATAAATTATACAGAACCATACCAAGTGATGGATCTAGTGGTTCACCTGGATTTAAAGAAGATACACCATCAATAGAAAAGAAATTTCCAGAGAAATCGATAGCAATCTTAGTCTTACGTGCCAAATAGTAAGTATAATCTGCACGAATATCAGCACCACGTTTGAGCACTAATGAGCTAGATGAACCCGACCCAGTAAACGTAGTTCCATTATTATCAACACGTGGTCGGAAATCAATAACATCACGTAAAGAAACACCAGCAAAGAAAGGAATTGCATCATATGCCACATTAGCTGGATATGAATTTACTGTAAAATAATCACCAGTTGAGTGTGTAAAGAATTCAAATTCAACACTAATTGGTGCAGTTGGAGCAACATAAGATGACTTTAGTACTAATGTCGCAACATCATAGTGAGTATCTCTTTGACCATTGTCAAACTCGTATCTGTCAGTAATATCAATACTATAAACACCAGTTGCGGAAGCAAATGTCCCTGTATCCATCTTAACACTAACTAGACGATATCCATCAGCTTTAGCTAAGTTCAATATAGACTTAGTGGCAGTAGCTTGAGTGGTAAATGTTACAGTTGAGGAAGTGAGTGTTTTAGCTTTCTCTGTTAAAGTAGAACCAGACTTATTAACTGTTCCAACAACAACAAAGTTTTGCGATGCATAAGTTGATGATAGAGTAAACTGTACTGTTGATCCAGAAACTACTATTGCAGATGGAATAACAATTCCACCACCAGTGGTAGCATCATTAGACGCTAATAGATAATTATCAGAATCAGCAGCTGAAGCAAATGTTCCGCTTGTAGTAGTTACAGTCAACGTACATGTACCACCAGAAGCAGATGAAGTAGTTCCAGTGAATTTCTGCATTACGGTGTATGATGTATCATTAGTCCCTGAAGAACTACGAACAGACTTAATGGCAGAGTATGGGAATTGATATAATAAAATATTATTCTCAGGCTCTTTAACTTGAGTAGTTATTTTATCAATAGTTGATCCAACTACGTTAATTGCAGTATCAATTTGTATTCTAGATTGAGAATCGATCGATGTCACCCGAACACGATTAGTTCCAACATAAATCCAATCACCAACTGCGAGGTTAGTTTGGAATGATGACCCAGTACCAAGAATATACGTACCAGAACCTTGTGTTGTATAACCACTACTTGTATATGATGTTAGTGAAGAACCAACCAGACGTTCTGTCTCACCGACCAAATCTGCAGAAAAACTTAGTTGTGGGTCACTAGAAATATTATAATATAAAGATTTAACTTTATCGCTGAAAGTAACTCCAGTATTCATTTTAATATCGAATAAGAATACTTTATATTGAGCAACATCACCACCAGCACCAAGATTATGCAGTTCAATACCACGGATTCTAGCTGTACCAACAAGAGTGGCACCAGATGGAACTGTTCCATCTGTAGTCATGAACCGATCATACAAATTAACTGAATCGAATGTATCAATCGGAGGTAGATTATTTAAATTATTTACAATTAAGTAATTTCCAACAGTGGCTGGAATTACAGCATTGTCTACTTGAACAAAGTCACGTGCCTTGTTAATTGTTACATATTCAGTGGCGATCTTTTCGATCTCATATCCCTGAACGTATGCTTTTCCTGGCTCTAGACCAATAGCAAGTTTAGAAGAATCTCCACCAGCTGTCGGTGTATAAATTCCACGATTATAATGTGGAGAGATGTTATACTCCCACTGAATACCAGTAGATCCTGGACCATCATATGCTAAACCAGATGTATGCGCTGGAGTAGTGTTAATAGATGTACCAGTGTTTTTAGCTACATATGTTTTAGAGTTGCTAGTTACAACGTCACCGATTTGATATGTAGTATTAGATGTCCATGCACCTCTGTTATTATTTCTATGTTCACGTACGTCAATTTTAAATGGGCGTACTGTATAATCTCCAGACTCATCATATGTACGACGAGCTAGAGTTTTTTCTATTATAGAATATTCTGTGTTTACAGTATGGCGTTTGATCTCGCCATTTTCTACACGAAGAAGTTCAACGAAATCTTCATCGGTAGTAGCAGTCAATCCCTTTGTATCTAAGATCAAATCGATAAAATAGCGATGTGCTCCTGGAGCAGCGTAGTTGTAGCTATTCTGTGCATTATCAAGAAGCATATCATATCCAGTATCTTCTGGAGTAATTAGCTTCTCATCAACAGTCAAACCAACTCTATATGATGGTGTATTAGTATATTTGTCTAAGACGATTGTCTGCGTTTCACAGAGAACGAAATATCCATTTACATAATAAACACCACGTTCAACAGTTGCAAGAGAACCATTGCCAGTTGCTGCAGTAGTTATAGCCTGAACTTTATATGCATTCAATAAAGTATCAACTGGTGTTAAAATTTCTTCATTGGCGAAAGTTTTGGTTGTATTGTCATTCGCTGAATTAATATAACGAATATAAATTGTAGCAGGATCAGATCCAGTGGCAGGAATTACTTTTAGTATTTTAGCTTGAAGACCATTTTCACCTACAATAACTTTACCTTCTATATTGGAAAGATAAGTCTCAACAGCTGCACCAGCGTAAAGTGGCTGCAACTTAACATAACTAATTCCAGTATCAATTGAAACTTGTCCTGGAATAACCATAGCACCTTGGGTGAATATGTGGTCACCATGACGCTTAATTTGATTCTGAAGAATCGTTTGTAATTGAGTTAATTCACGTGCTTGAACCGCAAAACTTGGACGAAATAAAATTCTATGGAATTTATTGTCTTCGTCGAAGTCATCATTGTATGGTTCTGTGTTAAAATCTATCATTTGTTTTTTTCTCTTACTTTGTTAGAGTATTTATTCTATCTATTAGAACTTAATAATTGTTCTAAGTGTTACAGACTGGTCTGCTGTTGGGGTGAACCCCTGTTTGTTATCGATAAAAAGAAGATCACCAGAATATTTATCAATTGTCGGAGAAGTAACCGCACTCGCACTAAAGGTATTTCCACCAGAATTTACAAATGTAGTTCCAATAATTGGAACATAATTATCTAGTGATTGTGCTAAGATTCCAGTTCCAGTATTAGTAACAATTCTAAAACGCTTGGTAGAGTTTGCTACTGTGATTATGCTATCCACTGGGAAAAATGTTGTACTAATACTTCCAGAAATAACCCAACATGCAGAGGCAATAATATTAGTTACTGCATATGTAGAATTATACTGACTAGGATTCTTTATAATTCCAGATTGGCGGTAGTCATTATTAACAATAAATCCTTGATTCTTGTCAGAAGAAATATTAGAGTAGAACATCAAAGTTCTAGCATATAAGTCATTAACAGAATTTTTACCATGTCCACCATATGGACTAATAATTGCTCTGGCTTTAGCTCCATAACCATTACCAGAAATAGTTATAGTCGCCCAACGATATCCACTACCATAATTAGTGATGTGGATCTTTTTAACACGCCCATTTTCTAAAACTGCAGTTGCTGTTGCACCAGTACCATCACCATCAACTGTTACGGTAGCAGCAGCATATCCATACCCACCAGAAATAATATCCGCTACAAAAACTTTTCCATCTACAGTTAATAGTTCAACATTAGCCTGTAGAGTATTAATATCTCCTGGAGATAAATCAGCAGAAATAGTGGCTGAACTCCCATCTCCATTAACTGTTAACGAAGCATAAGAATACCCAACACCACCATCATCAATTTGAACAGATGTTAATTGACCACCTTCAAATATTGGCGTTAATTTAGCCTCTGATTTAACTCCAGATAAAGTTAAGGAGCCACCAGATCCAGTTAATGAATTAATATTAACAGTAGGTATAGAAGAATATCCAGAACCATACTTCATTAACGCTGTACCAGTTATTGGAGATCCTACATATTGTAATGTTACTGTTCCATTAGTTGCAGAACCAGTAATGTGGACTGGTGCAGTTGAACTCGTAGTACCTGCAGTAGTAACAGTATACAATCTATTAGAATAAAAAACTTGCTGATTTAAAGTTAACGCTGTAGTAGATGCCCACTCAGTTCCAAAAACTACAGTTGGTATTGTAGTGTATCCTGAACCTTCTGCAGTTATTACAGTTCTGACCAAGTGTCCACCAGTCATTACTGCAGTAGCAGTCGCCCGACCAGATTCATATGTAAACCGATGAGTTCCACTCCCAGAAGAAGTTAAATTTATTGCAGTTCCTGCAATAGCATTCGCATAAGTAGTCGCCAATTTAATAGTCTTATTAGTATCTCTAATTACATAATAAGCTAATCCGTTAGTCAATCCTCCAATTGCAGTACCCCCAGAAGAATAATTAACTATTTGGCCAGTTTGCAGAGGATGCATAGAAGTTAGTGTTATAACCTCTGTGGGTGTACTAACTGATGATACTGTGAATGTCGGTGCAGAGATAGTTATAGAAGGTATAGAATTATATCCATATCCGAAAGAAGAAATTAAAATATCTCTCAATGAAGAATAAAAAATAGAATCTGTGATAACACCACTAGTAACTGTAATATCTCCAGTGATTGTTGTTCCAACAAACTTTAAAGCAGAGGTTCCATTTGCAACTATACCACTAGTATGGCTTGGCGCAACACTTGATGAAGTTCCAGAAATAGCTACTTCATATATGTTATTATTATAAGAAAGTTTTTGTCCTGCTAATAGTAAAGTAGTTGACACCCAAGATGAGATGTTAGAGTATGGTGAACTAACAGTAATAGAAGAAGTTGACTGATATGAAGTTCCACCAGAAACTAAAGTATTTGCATTGATATAATATGGATTTGCTTCTAGATATCCATCACCTTGTACAGTGATTGAACCTAAAGTATATCCGCTTCCAGCTTGATCCACTCTAATAGTCTGTAAATTTCCATTAGAGTAAAATTGATTTCTAAGAGCAGTAATTACAGGAATATATTCATCATTTAAGAATTTATTTCTAAGAGCAACAGGAACAGTGAATAAAAATTTCCAGACATATCCATCTGGATATTGAGTTGGATCTACTGTAGTTCCAATCGGTTTATACGTAGAAAGTGCACCATTATTATTGTCTAAACATTTATATACATTATACTCATCAGTTAAGACGTAATAATTACAGTCTTCTATTTTTTGGTGTCCTGATGCAGAAATATTAACTACAGCTTCAGCATATGCGGAAATGCCACCATTACCAATAGAGGCGATAATAACTGAAGGTGGGGTTACATACCCATTTCCTCTAGATGTTAAAGTAATGTCTACAACTTGTCCATCTAAAATATATGTTACTGCAGATGCACCTGAACCGCCAGCATCACTAACATTATAATGTGTTAGTGATGCTGTACCATTAGAATATGTTCCAGTAGTATGCGTTGGGGCAGTCGTTGCTGTTACTCCAGCAGTAGAGCAAATATAGTAACGGTATGTAGAACCAGAAGCAACACGTAAGAAAGATCCTTTAGATACTGCGGTACTTGGTGTCCATGTAACAGAACCAGCAGAACCGATATAAACTATCGGTGCTACTGCATATCCCACACCGCCATCTATAAGATTAATTCCCTGAACTTCTTTACTATATTGGTCGTCGTACATATCATAAACAGATGAACTGACCCAATTATAACGAGGAACTACAAATGCAACATCTGTAGGTTTAATTTCTTTAAGAGTTATAATTTCATTTCTAGTTTTAAGTTCATAGTCAAAGCTATCAATAGGTGATGGTGGATTGAATTCATCATCCCAGCTAAGAGTCTTACCTAGGAAATAATAATACCTAGAATTTTTATTTACGATTTCATCGTATAACCCTTCTGCAATTGAATTGTGCAGAATTGTCTTAACTAAAGAAGATGTATCAGCCATATTTTTTAAATTAACTTACAGTGATTACCCAAGTGATAGCGATAGAGTCACTCGCCAATTTATTCACGACAGGGAAAGTTGTTCTGCATAATAGAGTACCACTAGACGCTGCATTTAAAATAGCAGCTTCTGTAATAGCACCAGTGCCAGTACCTGCAGGAAAAGTTGCAGTTCCAGTTACTACATTAGCAGATGCTGAGAATGACGATAAGGCAACACGTCCAGCTTCAATAGCTAAAGCAGTATCAGCAGCAACAGGACTAGCAGTTCCAGTTCCAATCGCCATATGACTCATGACAGTTGAAGAGGCACTAGCCATTCTTGATGCAATATAATTTTTACCGACAGTAACTACTAAGTTTGGTACTTCAAACTCTTGTTTAATAGTTCCATCTTCCGCACGAACAGTTACAGTAAGTGCACCTTGCATTTTAAGGTTTTCGTTTAAATCCATATGTATCTCCTTGGTTATCGATATCTAAAGTGATATTTATCAAAATTTTGTAATTGTGATAGTAGGTGTTTGTATGACATAGTTACTGTCAAAATATTCTGAGCTTTCAAAACCAACGCCAAAATATTCACTATATGTCGTGAAGTCAACAATTGCCTGCGTCTCTTGTATGGACTTATTGGTTAATGTAGTATTAACTTCTGAAATAGAAATTGATTCAGTAACATTCTTAGTACTATTTATGACTGTAGAATCGGTGTACGACACAGAATCATTGTATAAACTCCAATTACTCACATCAATAATTGGAATTGTAAAGTTTTGAGTAGCACTACTCGATGAATCAATATGAGTCCAGTTTATAGAACCAGTATTTGATGTTAAAATAGTTTCAGGGAATGCGCCTTTAACTACATCTTTGATAAGAGCCTCAGATGTTGAGAAAGAATCTGAGTCGTAGTACTTTGCTGTATGTTTAGTGCTAATCTGCGCAGCTAATGAAACTTCATCCTGCTCAAACACTGAATAAATTTTCATTAAGAATTCTAAAGAAGCACTTATGTCAAAATCATTGACGATACTATACTCACCAAAAAGACCCATTCCAGTTGGATGTACTAAAGTCTTAACTGCAGATTTATATGAATCTAATTTCTCGTCAATTTTCAATACATATGAGAATGCCTGATAGTATTTGCTATCTTGAATGAACATAGCATCATCTAAGAATCCATCATTATTTTGATAATATCCAGGATATTTTGTTAATGGACCAAGTTCTACTTTAACGATACAAATTGTTTCTGGATCTGTAGTTGTTTCAGTCGTTTGCGCAAAAAACTGTCTACTGATTTCACCACTATAAGATCCGTCGAATGCTGGACCATAAAGTCTGGTATATTGTAAAATAACAGATCCATTTGATAAAGAACCAGATGTATGTGTTGGTGGAGTGCTGGAAGTAGTTCCTCCAGTTGTCACCGTATACATTCTATCGTTGATATAAACTAAATTACCAGCAGAATAAGAAGTTGTTGGTCTCCAAATAATACCTTCATCTCTAGAATAATCAGAATAATTTATGTAACCCTGCTCGTCAAAGGTAGAAAGAACTTCATTAATAACATAATTATAATTTTTACCAATAATAGATGTTATCGACGCACCAGTTCCACCACCACCACTTATAGAAATAGATGGTGCAGATGTATACCCAGAACCACTACTAGATAAGTTAATTTTTGTAATGGCACCACCAGATATTTGCACAGAACCGATAGTTGCTGCAGATGTAAATCCACCACCAGATAATGTAATTGTAGGGGCAGAAGTATAGCCTGATCCTCCATTAGAAATGGTGAATCCAGTTACTGCACTAGAGGTAGTGCTTATATTTAATGAAACACCACCAGCTGTAGTTACAGTTTGGTTTTGATTAGCTAATAAGGTTGACGTAAAATCTGTTTCATAACCAACGCCAAATTTAACAAATTCTGCAGAAAGAATACCACCAAAAGAATCTACACTTTTAACTTTAAGAATAGAGCCATTACCTTTACCATTCTTAATATTAAATAGCTGGCCAGCTTTAAAGTTTTTACCAGCTTGCAGAACACTAACTTTCGATGTTGTTGCTAATATATTAGCGTCAAAAAGACCTTCGTAACGAATTTTATCATTTACGCTAACATCCCCAAAGAAACGACGATCAACATAAAATTCATATACATCTGGTAAAATCTCAACATAACGATTTATTTCTAACTCAACATCTTGGTGTCTATCAACCAAAACACGAATAATTTTAGTAGGAGTTACAACGTCTACGATTCTGCCAACAACATCATCTGGTGTGCCAGCATTAACTTTAGCAAATATAGAAACATCTTGCATCCATTTACCATCAGATGCACGAAGAACTTGTTTCCCTGGATAATCTACCGTTACATTTTTATTAAATAAAATTTTAAATAAAAACTTATAAGATGCTTCAGAACCTTTAGCGAGATAATGATCTTTTATTCTACTTAGAATAAATCTCTGATCGCCATAATTAGGGTCAATGAATTGACTGGCTAATTCGTTTTTAAAATACTTAATAAAGTCATCTAAAGTATTGTCTACATCACGTATTTGATATACATCTTTTTTCGTAGTTTCCAAATATTCGTAATACGCTTCAAGAAAAGCAACGAATGTAGAATAATCCTCCCTGATGAACTCAGGGAGTTGATTAGCTACTAAACTAGAAATCTTAGGTTTTGTGATTGCCATTATGAACGACTTGTAGTGAATGTATAATTCTTACCTGCACGAGTATCTCCATTAATAGTTTCATCGGCAATAGCAGTGACTGTCAAATGATCACGAGCAATTTCAGCAATTTGAGAATATGCAGATACCACATCATATGATGATGGGCGAATTGATATCTCAAAATCAGCATCAACAATTCCAGTTATATGAAGATTTTTAATATTAAGTATTCCACCAGCATAATCAACAGTTCCGATAGAAGGATCTAGTATAATTTTCTCAGCAGATGTTCCTAGGTAATATAATCTAATATTACCAGAACCATCATCATCCAAGTAATTAACCAAGTCACTTCCGTAAATATAGAAACCATTAGAATATATGTTATTTTGAGCAAGTCCAGTCGTATAAATTGGATTAATAATATCAATTATATACTGAGCACTAACATTATAACGTGGTGAAATTTTACGACGAATTAGAACTTTCATATTACTATTGACAATACTATTATCACACATATCAATTAGACGACTTAATTTAGAATGGCGAAAGACGCTATCAAATTTTTGCAAGTCTACATCATCATATGAGTAAATAGTGTTTATAACTAAATTCTGAATGTCGCTGGCACTTTTTATTGTTTCTCTTGGATTATAGTATACTGATATATCTAAAGAGATATTTAAATACTCTGGGTCTAGAATCTCTGGACTAACTGAAACTACATTCTTTGGTCCAAGTATCTCAGTTATGATTATTGACTTTTGTTGAACTGTTAATTTTGTTGAACTTTTAGGTTTAACGCAAATAAATGTTTTACCATAGATGGGAGGATTATTATCCTCACCTCCCCATACTGCAACAGATTTAGCATCAGCAAAATTGTTATAGATTAAAGTTTTATAGTCATCCACAGTTACGGCACGATTTTGCGCAGAATAATATTTTGGAGCATTAAATTTAATACTCTCTACACCTTCTGATGCGCCACCACCAGAAGCTGGTGATACTACAGATACTGATGTTGTCGCTCCAGAATATGGAGGAGTTCCACTATATGTAAATGATCTAGCTCCATTTGCAATATCTAAATTAGAAACCATATACTCTATGTTTACTATATTACCATTACTTAAACCTGCACTTAAGATATCATCTCCAAAAACCAATTCATATAACCCATTGTCTATCTCTTTAATCCAATATGCTCTGGTTGTTTGATTGACATCCATTAGAGATGATGCCAATGTAAATGTATTAAATTCTGAACTTGTAGAGTTTTGTTGCACACGAACTTTTAATGTATCTAAATCTACATTGACGTTTGGAATAATAAAACGAGTTCCATCAGCAACAGTATACTTGTTTGTTAAATACGTGCCCTCATATAAAATAACATTTTGTATGTTATATGATGATGCTGAACCAGTAACATTCAAAATTTCTCTATTGTAAAATGTTAATGTTGATCCATTAGCAACGCTTGAGAATATAGTATATGCTGGAATTGATACAGTATTTGGTCCAACACTACTAGAAGTAATATTAATATTAACAGTAGCAGTAGCACACTTTGCTGATTTTGGAGTATATCCAAGCATCTTTGCTAAAGAAACAACACTATTTCTTTTAACTGCAGAATCCAAAAATAACTCATTTACAGCTAAGTTATTATAAAGAGCATTGTAATGTGTATTGTATGCTAAAATATCTAACAATACAGAAAGACCAGAACCTTCAAAGTCATAATCTGAAAATTCAGATTGTCCTTTAAGGAACTCTTTTAAATTATTTTTGATATTATCAAAATCTAATTCTGTTACATTTATTTTATTATTCTTTTGAGCCATTATCGTGTTCTTTCCAATACTATATTAAGAGTGATTGGTCTTTCTGTATTGATAACCTTAAAATTTATTGTCACATCAACACCATTATCATTCGGTTTATAATTTACAATCACATCAATAACTTCAACTCTTGGTTCGAAACTATTAATCATATCAATAATCGACTTTCGCATAGAAGAGGCAACAACTGGTGATTGTGGCTCGAATAAAAGTCGCTTTAATGGCGACCCAATTTCACTATGAAATGGACGCTCATAATTAGAAGTTAATATAAGGTTTTTAAGTGATGTTTTTATTGCACTATCGTCATATCGACGTGAGATATCTTTAGTCACTGGATTAGCAGTGAAATTTAAATCTAAATCTGAGAATAGTCTTGTATTTCTTGTCATCTTATTATTTATTAGTTTACTAAGACGTTGGGGGAGCCAGAAGCAATCATATCACCACAGCTTAATCTATCTCCAACCCTAGCTAGTGGTTTACCATTGACTAAAACATTTGGAGAACCCATAGCAGTAAATGATGGGTGAAATTTTTTACCGCAGATGTGAATTGGCCAAGCCATCCCAATAGTATGGGCAGGCAAACCACCTATTAGAACATTTGAAGATCCTTGGTAGGTTGGTCTTGGGAAGAAACAATGTCCTGCTGACATGGATCCAATTGTTGCTGCTACTGACATATAATTTCCTTAGTTTAACTCTGGATAAACAGTTTTAGCTTTTATTCCTGCAGTTCCATTGGCAACTGAAGAAAGAAAATATTGATTGACTAAAGCAAAATTCTCATTTAGAGTGAAAGTCCAGTCACTGAAAGTTATGTATGAATTATACGCTGGATTTCCTATTGGATTGCTAGAACCCCATGGAGCAGCAGCACCCCCACCACCAACTGATGAATATTCATAGTGATTAACTCTAATAGTTATAGATTTGGTTCCAGCTGGTGGTGATATGTATTCATATACTGCAGTGTATTGTTCTGGTAAATTAGCAAAACGAGAAACTGTTCCGTATGTTTTTACGTTATAATTATTTGTTATATCTGTATTGTCTTCGCTATATTTTAGGTATTTGATAAGTCTATCAAACATATCTGGAAATTCGCTTCTTATTGTAACTGTTTTTGGTTGAGTTATGACAGCACTAAAATCTGGTGGTGCTGTGATACCCAACATCTGAACATTGATAATATAATATGCATAGTATGTTATAGCCTCGGCAGTACCAGCAGAATCTACTCCAGCTAAAACAATTGGTACTGCTGGATTAGTTTCAGTTCCAATAAATTCTGTTAATTCATAAGGAAGTGTTCCTCCTTCTGGATTGGCAGGATCTGCTGCACCACTTGGTCCACGTATTGGCATAATTATTTTCCTTTATACTAAAACAAATCCACCTGTTGGGAATGTTCCCGCATAGGTAGCATGATGATTCATTGTAAACATGTGTCCTTTATTTCCAGCTGGTCTACATGACACGTGAATCCAATATTGAGAACCATTGTATTCCATAATAACTTGGTTCCATGAAGGTAAAAGTTTAACAATTTCATTACAGATCTTAAACGTCTCAGCCTTACCACCTGGAAACACGATATCAGCTGCGCATCCAATTGGGTGGTCACCACCTTCTTTCTGCGTACCCAAATCTCCTGGAGCACCACCAAATGGTGGACGACGGAAAGCTGAAGTAATGGTAAATTTACCAAATTTATCACGGATTGGATCAAGAACTTTTTCTGCCAATACTCTCATATTACATACAATTTCTTGCGGTGTAATATTTCCACCATTAACATTATATGTAACACGTGGAATACGAACACCACCTTTGGTTAAATCACCAAGAGTGAAGTGCTTGGATAACTTCATACCAGCACTAAATTGATCTGCTGGCATATTTCTAATTGCATCTAATCCAGCAACAGATCCTGGTGAACCAGCTGAATTTGCTGTTGGTTTTTCTGTCTGTGATGGATACTTACGTCCCTCAATATCGGACTTGCTAACTTCATTATTTTGAATTTTTCTATTTGCATATGCAGTAGGATTTCCAGTATCTGGAGAGTCAAAACCAGTTTCTGAACCACGAGTTGCCAGACCTGGTTTTGGTAAAGTAGAAACACCAGAAGTTCCACGAATCTCAATAGGTAGTTCAATATCTGCCTGTCCAGCTGCACGTGCAGGTAGAGCAGGTTTTGCTGCTGTGGCACCCAATGGTGATTGCGCAATTCCGCTATTAAGTGCAACGATTGCGCCATCAAGAGCAACCATGGCACCACCTTTAATGCTAACTGCGCCAGTTGCACCCAAAGCCACTGCTGCCAAAGATTTTAAGTTCAATAAACCTTTAGCTTCAACATTCATGAACGCAGTAGATTTAATATGTGTAGCAAGTTTACTACTAATATTGACATTATTAGATGCATCAATATGTGTATCTAATTCTGACGTTAAGAAAATAGAACCTTTAGTTGATGTATAATTTATATCAGAGTCTGCTTCAACAAAAAGACCTGCATCTGATTTTACATTCATATCTTTACCAGACTGAATATTTAAACCAGAATCAGATTTAATATTAAATTGTCCAGTAGACTCCATATTAATTCTAGATGCTTTTAAGTTAAATTCACCACCAACAGCTAAGTTTGAATTTCCACTAACATTAATATTAGCATCATTATAGATGTTAATATTTGCAGCACCAGAAACTTCTAAATTAAAGATATTGTCTGTACGGACATTCAGTGCGCCATCGACAGTTACATTCAATGCACCTACAACATAAACATGTCCATTACGTTCAATAATTTCATATCCATCACCAACAATACGATTGACTTGGGTGCCGTTTGCATCCCACTCAATAAATGATCCTGTTCTGTGATATAAATGAACACGTTCAGAACCTGGAGTATCATCAAACTCCATCACGTGTCCTGATTCAGTTTCTGTAACTTTATTATAGGGGTAAGTTGCATTATATGGTACAGGAGATTGATCCCATGTTCCACCATTGGCAATCTTAACACCAGTCTTCATAGCTGCTTCTTTTTTAACAACGTATGTTCGCCCTAAATTATTCCCAGCAGCTAGACGATTAGTATCAGGTTCATTTTTATATTTTGGATATACACCATTTGGATCTTGGAATCCAATATTCGGGTCGATTGAAAGACCAGTACTAATACTACCATCATCATTTGGCATACCTACTGCTGCAGCATTAGTTACTGTTGGTTCACCAGTAGTTTCTAATTTAACAAGAAGACTTTTAGCTTGTCCTACAGGAGAGTTTGCTATTTTAAATAACTCATCTACAATAGCATTTTTGTTTGGGTTGGCGAGTCCTAACTGTGATACCAATTCAGTGACAGTTCCTGATACATTAGTAATACCAAGATTACTAGCAATGTCTGTAATAGAACCACCAAAACTACTAAGTGAATTTAACTTAGTAGCAAATATGGTTTCTATAGAAGTAGCTTGGTTAATTGCACCATTTACTTGATTGGTAATAGCGGTGAATGGATTTGGAATACCATTAGTTAGCTGACCAGTTAAATTATTAATATTAATACCAGTGGCATTTGTTAATTGATTGGTTAGCTGACCAGTTAAATTATTAACATTAAGATTGTTAGATGCCAGATTTGCGATCTGCGCATTTAGACTGTTGGCAACATTGGTTGGTAATATATTACCACTAGCATCCAGAATGTTAGTTTTTAAACCACCAAGATTTTCATTGGCGAAACTAGTAACAGTTGCTGATAAATCACCAAATTGTTGAGTTAGCTGATCGGTTAATCCACCAGAAAGATCAGATAAAGAAGCACCAAGATCAAATGATGATACTAAATCTGTATATTCTGAAATCTGATCAGTAATTCCACTAACTAAGTCTGTTGGCAATTCACCAAGGATTCCATCTAAACCTAAACCCTCTAATGCATCTAAACCACCAATTGCATCTAATCCTGGAATACTTGATAAACTAAATCCACCAATATTTAAATCACCAAGCCCACCACCAGTAACAGCACCAATTACATCACCTGTAATGCTGCCAGCTTCTCTTGGTGTAGATTCAGCTGAATCATCTTTTGGTGTTATTTTAACAACACCATAATAATCAGTACCCATATCAATTTTATCACCGCCACCTAATGAAGCAGTAACAGCTGCTTTTGGCGATGTATTTCTAAAATCCCACTCTTGTTGGAGATGATCTTTTACAGTGCTCCATTTTGTGTGAACTTTATTCCCAGATTTTGCATATCTTCCATTTTCGCCACCATATGGAAATCCAGGATGTTCTGGATCTTCAATTGATGCAAATTCAGCTGCCAAAGATCTACCAGCTTCTTTTAATAAAGTCTCATTAGATTTATTGGGGTTTCTGTAATATGCCAATAGCTTTGGGCGTTTACGCCCAAGTAAATATTCTTGACAGATAAGGTCTTGAATCTTCTCATTAAATGTTGTCGCAACATCAATGTTAAGTGACTTACATGCTTCCCTTAAAGTTACAGGAATACACTGATATTTACCAACGGCAAATAATTTATCTGGTGAGTTTGGATTGAGTGCTTGGAATGCCATGATGTCTTTAATAGGCATCTTGGTTAGTGCAAGTTTCTGCCCACCTACGGAACCAGTTCCAGGTTTTGCGCCACTTCCACGATTAAACGCATCATATCCTGCAGCACCAGATTCACCCTTAGCGATTAATGCTGCTAGAGGACCAGTTATACTAGCTTCAGATTGTCCAACATTAGCTGGGGTATTATCATCTGGTTTAGTTCCAGCTGTGATTTCATCTGGAGTTTTTGTTTTATCTGTAGATAAATCAACCTCACCATCAGCAGCTACAGTATTATTTTTAATTTCACCATTTTGAATGGCATCATCAGTTTGAAATGCACCACCAAGAGTCCCCAACATAATTGGTTGCTGCTGATCTGGATCCATAAAAGTAATTAGAATCCAAGACCCCTCAACTGGACCAATAGGTGCTGTACCAACACCAGAAGTTCCAGCAGATGTAATAGGCATAACTGGGTATGCCCATGGCAAATCTGCAGTAGGTAATACAGTTTTATTTTCTGTATGTAATCCTACAATACGTACTTGGCATCTACCCAATTTTAATGGGTCATTTCTATTCTCAACACAACCAGTGTAATATGGTAACATATTATTTTCCGTCCAAATTCTTTAATGTTGAATCTTTAAATAATTCAATAATGCACTCATGTCTTTCTCTATCGATATAATGATTAACTGCTCCAATAATATAAGCACCTGATACATTAGTATCTAATGTATCGTCTTCGGTCTTTTTAATAGGTTGCATCTTATCAATAGCCAATAAACACTTTTGCCCAACTGTATAATCCGATCTTCCAGGAACTGTAATTTCAATTTTACTTGAATCTGCTGAACGCATTAAAGAAATACGTTTCTGAATAAATGTAGCATTAGTTACATCTTTTTTATCCGTGAAACTTCCATAATAGGTTGGTTTCGCCAAGATCATTGAACTATATTTGTAAATTGCATTTTTAGAGAAAATTGGGTATGGGTTTAAATGCGCACCCTCATTATATGAATCTCTAATGTCGTGGTTATTAACAGTAACTAATTTAGTAGTAATATCATATGCATACTGTCTAGATGCAAACATACCTTTACGTATATTATCAAGATAGTCATATGACTCAGGAATACGTATTTCTTTAATGCGTTTATATTGCTGTTCTGGATTGATAACAGATCCACCACCTGGAAGTTCATCACGTTTATAATTATCATAGTAAAACTCTTGAACAATATCATTGTTCGTATAAAGAGTCTCTAATGAAACAAAATTATAACCTTGTCTGTTTTGAAAGAACACATAAGTTGGAGATTCATTAAAATTTAATGAATGGTCGCAAACATAATTTAAACTCTTAACTGGATTCCAAAAATTAGATATAAATTTAATTTCATTTCTAGTCTCTTCAACAAATTGCATTTTAGAATCAATTTGAAGACCAAACTCTTTACTAGACATAATTTCTTTAACGATATCTGAGCATTTTCCTGACCATGCTTTACTTACTTTTTTATTTAAATCAATAACAGCATGTTGACTAATAAAATGCAACTCATAAGTAACACTTCTATCACCAAGAATTTCTTTATTTGCCATCTTAAACAAATAGAATCTACCTTCAATCGGTGTTTTTAAAGTTGGGGTTGATATTTTTATATCAACAAATTCTTCACCAACTAATGGGAAGGTAGTTGCTAAGTCTAAAGAATCTTTAATAATCAAGGAACCAGTAATAAATGGCGAAAATAGATCTTCAAAAACCTGAATACCAATTACTTGATTTGTTATATCTTGAAAAAATCCTGTAGAAGATACAATCTGTATCTTCTCGATATTTACATCACCAGCAAATCTTATTTTATCAGCAGATCTCATTACACAATATCTTTAAACTGGTTTAAAATTCTTTGAAGTACTGCAGAAGAAATTATTTTTATTCTTCTCTTACCTTCATTAATACGCTCTTCATATTGTGTATTTGATATAGATTCAGCTTGTGGATGATCAGAATCAACAATAAATCCAGCTACATTTTCATAATGGTGAGTAGAATTAGAATTCCCAGATCCATACTTATCAATTATGTATTTTTCTAATGAAGTTTGTGATAGTGGAAAATCATTTATATAATCATATCTTTCATTGACCAGCATAACAATCCAGTGATAGTATGGAGAACCATAAAATTTTTCTGAAATTATTTCTGGAGTTTCTCCATCTACAATATCATACTCATCATACAGATTGATATTAGCAAGTATCTCTTTTCTGAATCTTACATTTTCTGTAATATCAGTTACAGCAATAACTGTTGTTTTATCGCCTATATTAAATTCATAGGCAATTGCGGGGAAATTATTAAAGTACATTATAGACCTGCCTGAATTTTATCTTTATCCATCAGTGAAAGTTCTCTGAAGGTCATTTGTATATTAATTTGAGTCGGAGACCCATCTTCAAATGTATTAAATACTGCGTTTGGTGTGTAATTAACAGACATCTCAGTTAATACACAAGAGGTGTGTTTATGTATGTTTAAATTCTCAGAACCATTATTATAATACATAATGTCAAATTCAGATGGATAGATATACAAAAATTTATTCGTATCTTTAAACTCTGGTTGCATATGAAGTTTAAATGCTTTAATAATATTCTGCACATTTCTAGATTCTTGTGCATCTCTTGGAAAGAATTGATATTCAAATTGAAACGTGCGGAAATCAACACCTTTGAATACTTGTTCCTTGCGAGGGTTTGCTGCAAGACCAGTTGCAGCAGAAACTGCACCAGCGTTTGGTCCAAACATTAATCCAAGGGCAGCCGCACCAGTACCAGCCGCACCAGCAAGATCAGCACCACTAAAATTACCAATAGCTTTCATAGCTGCTTCACCAAGAAGTGGAGCCATAACTGCAGTTGCGGTATCCTCCTCAGAAAACTGAGTTCCGTAACGTACATTCAATTGGTTTGGGATATGAAGAGCGATAGCAGTTCTTAAGCGTTTCTGTGCACGAGTAGTAGTTCCAGCAATAGCTGCTGCAGCACCAAGACCAATTGCACCTGGAGCCGCAGCTATGGCAGCACCAGCAAGAGGTTTTCCTGCAGCAAAACCACCAACTAATCCTTTAAGAACAGTACCAGCTACTGCTCCAGCTACTAATCCAGTTTTAGATAAATTTGAACCTATAAGAGCACCACGATCCCTAGTGAATGTAGTGTCGTCTGTTATTTGAACTCCACTTTCTGGATTCAGTAGCTTAGAAGATTCTGCTATACTAATATAAAAAATTACATAGTTTCCTCCATAATTTGGACTCATTAAATCCGATGGATAACTATGATTTGATATATCGTACTTAGAAGATTGGTATGTTGAGGCAGTTGCCATTTTCGTTTTCACCCTAAATAATTGGTGGTTATTTATACTCTCCTACTATTTATCAATGTTTCATAAAAGACTTTTTACTCCAATGTTTCCAGCAAAATATACTGGAGATCCTACGAACATCGTAATGCGTAGTTCATGGGAGACTAGATTTGCCTCATGGGTTGATAAAAACCCACAGGTAGTAAAGTGGAGTTCTGAAGAAACAATCGTACCATATCGTTGCCCAACAGACAACAAGATACATAGATACTTCGTTGATTTTAAGATACAAGTGCAAGCTAAAGATGGACTACTTCGTACATATTTAATAGAAGTAAAACCACAGAAACAAACAATTCCGCCAATATTTCCAGGGAAACGAACTCAGAGATATTTAACAGAGTCTTTAACCTTCATTAAGAACCAAGCTAAATGGGCAGCTGCACGTGAGTATTGTAAAGATCGTAACTGGGATTTCAAAATTATAACTGAACACGAACTGGGGCTGCCAGCCTAAATAACTAATATGGCTACTAAAACACCTACTTTAATTGACGTTTTCGAAAGAAACAAATACAACTTGGACGATGTCGCCAAGAAATCACGCACATGGTTTCAACAACAAGTGTTATTGCTTAATCGACAGCGTTTAACCCCAAATAAAGTTTTAAATAGTAACGAGCAACAATTAAGAACTAGAGTGTCTCCTGGATTTATGTACATGTTTGCATATGATCCGAAATACAAAGAAACTCTACCTTACTATGATCGCTTCCCATTAGTTCTACCTTACAATACGTTCAAAGGTGGATATATTGGGTTAAATCTACACTATCTTCCACATCAACTTCGTATTAGACTTTTAGACAACTTAATGTCATTCGCCAATAATACGAAAATGGATGAAACTACAAAACTTCGTTATTCTTGGCAACTAATTGATGGTGCATCGAGATATAAATTAGCGCAACCTTGTATTAAACAATACCTAGTAGAACATGTTCGCTCGCCATTTAGAAAGATTGACTCAAACGACTGGGCAACAGCTATGATGCTTCCAGTTGAAAGATTTGTTGGTGCTAGTAATGAACAGGTTTGGGCAGACTCAAAAAGAATGGCACGATAATGGCAAAATTAACGGAATTTATATCACAGATAAAACAAACTGGGTTATCAAGAACTAACCGCTACAGCGTTATAATGAACCCACCAATGTCTTTGATGACAGGGCAAAATGCATTTGCTCAAAGTTTCCCAGATATACGACAGCTTTTGCTCTTCTGTGACCAAGTTCAACTTCCTGGTCTTAATTTATCTACTACTCAAAATAGAACATTTGGTGAATTCCGTGAAGTCCCATATGAAAAACTATATGGTGATTTAAATATGCAGTTCTATGTTGATACTGATTTAAATGTTAAAACATTTTTTGATACATGGATGAGTGCAGTACAAGATCCATATACAAGAACATTCTCATACTATAATGACTACATTACAGACATTACAGTTGTTGTTGAAGACTTACAAGATGAGATGACATATGGTGTAACTCTATATGAGTGTTATCCCAAAACTATATCTCCAATTCAACTTGACTACGCTAACAAAGATGTAATGAAATTACAAGTAGCTATGAATTACAAATATTGGTTACCTGAAAATATGGCTAAGCCAGCACGTGGTGGTGTTAGCCCATTCACAAATGGTAATAGAAATTTTGGTGTTCCAGAATCATTTTTAAACGACTTCACTACATTCCAAGCTAACGTAAATCAAGTAAGCAATACTGTTCAAGGTATAAGTAATTTTATTACTGGATTATTTGATTAATGAATAATGAGTCGTGGATGAATAGTAAGTGGCGTCCAGCTATGGGTTGGACGTACATGGCTATATGTATTCTTGACTTTGCTTTATTTCCGATTGCTTGGTCAATACTTCAAGCATCTTATAATGGACAAGTAACAAGTCAATGGGAACCACTAACACTTAAAGGTGCTGGTTTATTTCATATGGCAATGGGTGCTATTCTTGGAATTGCTGCTTGGACACGTGGACAAGAAAAGATTGCTGGGTTAACTGGAACGATTTCACCAATAAATACTAGACCCACTTTAAGGGATCCAGAATTTCGTAATACAAGGAATGACTAATGTATCAATACAAAGCTAAAATACTAAAAGTCCTCGATGGAGATACAGTAGATATCGACTTAGATTTAGGCTTCAATATTGTTCTTTCGAACCAAAGAGTTCGCATGGCTGGCATCGATACGCCAGAATCAAGAACAGTAGACAAAGAAGAAAAGATTCGTGGTAACTTATCTAAAAAGAAGTTAGCAGAAAAACTTCCTATTGGTTCTTATGTTACAATTGAAACTCAAAGGTCAGATAATAATGATGATAAGTTTGGTCGTATTCTAGCTATATTCATTCTTGAAGATGGAACTAGCTTGAATCAATGGATGATCGACAACAACTATGCAGTTCTTTATCAAGGTGAGAACAAAGAACTGGTGCAAGAAATGCACCAGTACAACAAGACAAAACTAATAGAACGTGGCGAATTAAAATAATGAAAATTGATGATAGATTATCGGAAGTATTTGATGTGACTCCTATCGCAGATTTAGCTAACGCAAAAGTTATTGATTCTGCCACGGGAGAAATTGTGCAATCTTCTGGCGACAAAATTCAAGATGACTATGATAAATCTCGTGGAAATCTACATGGATTATTGGTGCAGGGGCAGGATGCACTAACGCATGCTCTCTCAGTAGCTAAGCAATCTGAACACCCACGTGCTTTTGAAGTAGTGGGTAATTTAATGAAGCAACTAGCCGACGTAAATCAGCAATTGATGGATTTACACCAACAGAAGGCTAAACTTGATGGTCCTAAAGCAGCCAAACAAGAAATAACTAATAATGCAATATTTGTGGGCAGTACCGCTGAATTGACAAAAATGATTAAGAGTATGAACAAAGGAGAATAATACTATGGCTTTACCTATTCAAAACACCCCAACCTACACGTTACAAATTCCTTCCAGTAAGGAAACATTAAAGTATCGTCCGTTCTTGGTTAAAGAACAAAAAGCACTTTTGTTGGCACAACAAAGCGAAGATTCTGTTGTTATGATCGACACTTTAAAAGAAATGATTCGTTCATGTGCTAAGACACCAATCAACGTAGACAAGTTAGCCGTATTTGATCTTGAGTATATCTTTAGTCAAATCCGTGCCAAGTCTGCTGGCGAATTTGTAGACCTATACATGTTCTGCGATGATGATCATGGAGATGAAAACGAAAAGGCTAAGGCACTTGTTCGTATTGATTTGTCTCAACTACAAGTAGAGTTTAATCCAAATCATGTGGACAAGATCCACCTTTTCGATAACTGTGGTGTAGTTATGCGCTACCCAACTATTGAAATCGTTAAAAAAATTGAACAGATGGGCGAGCAGCGTGAGGCTGAACTTGTATTCGATATCGTGGCTGAATGTATGGAATACATTTATGATGGTGACGATATTCATTATACAAAAGAACAAACTAAAGAAGAACTAAAAGAGTTCATCGAAAACTTGACGCAAGACCAGTTTCAAAAGATCGAGCAGTTCTTTGAAACGATGCCAAAACTTAGACATCCAGTAAATTATAAGTGCCCAGTATGTGGGAAAGAACACAATAAGGTACTTGAAGGACTTAACAATTTTTTTTAATGAACCTTAGTCATGAGACGGCATTTAACCACTACAAAACGAACTTTGCATTAATGCAATACCATAAATATTCGTTAGAAGAGTTGGATAACATGATGCCGTTCGAGCGAGAAATCTACGTTAGTATGTTGGTGCAGCATTTAGAAGAAGAAACTCAAAAACTAAAACAGAAACAAGCCACTTAAATGCAAACAGTATTAGCTAATCAGCAGAATTCTCTGAACAAATTACTCGAACTGTCCAAACAGGATCGACTACTTCAGCTCATTCAGACTAAGGAAGCCTTCAATATTGATAAAGATGGCGATAAGAATCTTGAAGAACTCAAGAAAATTAATGCTTCTATCAAAGATTTAAACGAATCAAGTAATGATAAGAACAAAGGTGGTGTTAATTCTAACGTCATTAAGTTGTTTACTGAAATTAAGAAAACTACCGAAGAGGTAAAACAATTAGCGCAAGCTGCAAGTCCTAGAAGTCCATTATCTAAAGAGCAAGCCAAAGATATAACTGGTAAGGCTATGGAACGTCGCCAGTTCAGAGGCATCGGCGATCGTGTTGGTGAGTTTAAATATAAGGCAAAAGACTTTTTTACGATGCGTGGCTTCTTAGATAAGACAGGCATTGTCAAACGTGGAACTGGAGGCGTATTCTCTGACATGCTTGATAAACGAGAAGAACGTCAAAAGTATGTTGCTTCTCGTCTTAAAATGGATCCAACAGCACGTCTACATGGCACAGAAAAAGCTAGTCAGATTTTCTCTCGTCAGTTTGATGAACAGCAGAACGTCCAACGTAACATTAGAAAGAATGAGTCTGCTCTTTCTACGTTTAAGAAACAAGGTTTCACTGAAGAACAGATCAAACGATCTGAAGAGTTTAAGAAAAGAGAAACTCTTGCTACTGATCTAGCTAAGGTTGACACTCGTGTTCGCCCTCAAGGATTTGATCCTAAAACTGGCTTAGTCAAACAACCAGTTATCTCTGCTATAAAGCCAGAAGTTATTACTGAAAAAGCTAAACCCAAATCAGCTAAGAAACAAGCAGCTGATGTTGGAGTTCCTGCATCTACCGATATTACTGAAAAAGCTAAACCCAAATCAGCTAAGAAACAAAAAGCTACAGCTTCTGCTGCAGTTAGCTCAGTTATCTCTGCTATTAAGCCAGAAGTTATTACTGAGAAACCACAAACACAAGAAGATCAAAAACGATCTGCTATAATTCTTCCATTCACTCAACCTAAAAAAGTAGATAAGAATGCCGAATCTGCTGCATCTGCACTGTCAGGTGAAGAAGCATCTCTTGAGCAAAATAAGAAGGTAGATGAAGGTAATGCTGTATTAAAACAGATTGAAGAAAACACAAGAGGATCAGCTGGTGCCATTAAACCTGCACCAAAAGAAGAAGCTGGCGCAGGTGGAGGTATTCTGGATAGTATTATGGGATTCCTTGGCAATGGACTCATGACTGCAGTCAAGTTCTTATTTAATCCAAAAAACCTATTAAAAGCATTCACTAAGTTCTTCGCACCAGCCATGATCATCGGGTCGCTTGTGAATGGTATTATGGATGGATTTAAAGTATTCTCTGAAACTGGATCTATTGGTGAAGCACTAATTGCTGGTCTTGGTGGTGTTCTATCATTCTTAACATTCGGATTGTTTGATGCTGAAACTGTTAAGAATATAGTTAATGCTGTATCGGGATTCGTTACTGAATATATCGTAGAACCTATCACCAAATTCTTTAATTTCTTGGGTGATGCATTCAATACGTATATCAAAGAGCCAGTAATGGCAGCATTTAGTACTGTGGCTGGCTTATTTGACGAATTCATTATTCAGCCATTAAAGACTGTATTTGAACCAGTAACTAAGTTTTTCTCTAATCTTAAAGATACTGTATTTGGCTGGTTTAATAATTTTGAAATTCCTGGAATTAGCTTCAGCATAGCGGGTAAAGATTTTGGTGTTGGTCCATGGCGTCCATTTAAAGCAGAATCCGCAGCAATACCTGCAGGAACTAGTAATGCTGGTGCAGGACAAGGGTCATCTCAGTTTGCTGCAGTAGATCCAAGAAGAATTGATACAGCTACATCACCTCAAAGTGGTAATGCTGTTGCTAAACAATCTGAGCAAAACAAAGAAGCAAACATGGATGCTTCGAAACCTAACTCTGGTGGTGGGAATACTATTGTTTCTGCTCCAACTGTTAACAATGTTCAGAACACCCAACAAACTATCAAATTACAGCCACGTAATCGAGATAATTCTGTTAGTAGTTATCTGTCTAGCAGATACGCATAAAAAATGGGAGCGCAAGGCTCCCATTCTCTTAAGTAGACTACTACTTAATCTTCTTGTGCGATCTTCTCAAAGTAAGACATCACATCTTCGTCGTCATCCATCGGAGCAGGTTTGCTTGCCTTTGGAGTTGAAGCTGGCATAGAACTAGCTGGTGTTGGTGCAGCACGAACTGGACGATCTTCATCAGAAGCAATCTCTGCAGCAGATTTGCTAGCAAAAGAATCACCAGACAAAACCTCATTCAGTTTCTTCTTGAGTTCATCATAAGACTTAAAGTTCTTACGATCAGTAAACTCAGATAACTTAGTTTGAGAGTTTACAATTGCCAACAGTTTGTTTTCATCTTCTGAGACAGGAGAAGGATCAGCAAACACAGACTCATCATAGTTGGCATAACCATCTTTCTTACGCATACGCAGTTTGAAATTGGCACCTTCCCATAAGTCAAATACATTCACTGGCTTTTCATCTTCGAAAGTTGGACGTGCTTTGTCCATGATCTTGTCAAAGATTTTCTTGCCAAATTTAAACAAGAATACCTTACCTTCGTTCTCTGGGTGTTTTGGATCAGACACAACCAAGACATTGGCAGTGAAAGATAACTTACGCTTTTGTTTACGAGCAATCTCTTTGTTGGCTTCAGAACCAGAGTTCCAAAGTTGAGTGTTCAATTCACCAACAGGATCATTCTCACCAAGAGTAGTCAGTGAGTTCTCGATATACCACTTACCAGTTGGTCCTTGGAAGCCATGAGAAAAGATACGAACCCATGGGAGTTCATCACCTTCTACACGTGGTAGGAATCTTAGTGTTGCTGTGCCGTTACCTGCTTTATCGCCTTCTAGACGCCAGAATCGGTCGTCAACGTAGGACTTGGTTTCGGATTGGGGGTTGGCAACTTTCTCGAAAGCATTGGCAATTGCACCAAAATCAGAGTTGCGCATTGAGCGGAGTTTTTGAATATCCATCGTATGTTTCCTTTGTATTAAAAATATTACTTTGTATTAGTATTGTGTTGAATCTGAATGTCATCGGTCATTTCAATATCATCATCAAAGATGTCATCATCAAAATCAATATCTTCATCAACATAACTATTTAGCGTTCTCATACCACCAGTTTTTTTACCGCTGGCATGTCTAGCTGGTTTCCCAGATCGCCCACTAGATTCTTCTTCGAACTTCTTCGAATTTTTATGGTATGTCTTACCCATATTATAACTCTTGGATCTCTTCTTTAAACTGATTGAAAACTGGTTCAACCTTACTCTTGTCGTACTTCACAAATCCCTTAACTTTTTCAATCTTTCGTATCTCATTCTCCCACAAGTATAACATGGTTGAATTTTGTTTCCAGTTGTCAATAAGGTTCATCATATCATCAAGTATCCTGACGGACTCAATACTTATTTGTCCACCAAGGAATAGCTTAAGTATACTTGGATAATTGTTGCAAGTAAAGTAAAAGATTGATTGTTCTTTTAACTTTTCCTTGTAAGCATACATAACAATCTTACTGCAATCATCAGAGAAGATCTTAGTGATAGACTGCTTGCGCTTCATCCATTCACCAAGATTACTCAATGCCTCTTCCGAGGAATACTGAGGATTCTCATTACCGTATGCAAAGTTAGCCACAAAGAATTGAATCAAGTCTTTATCCACTGGATACTTTCTTGCCAACTTCTCAAATATGTATCTATCATTACGAGCATTAAATGCTTCACGTGTGCCTTTAACACTACCACGATTCTTGAACACGTCAAAGGTATCTCTAGTGAAGTGCAATTTAATAGCCATGTAATACTTGTATGCTTTAAATCCGTCCACTACGTGCTTTCCTACATGCTTCTTTCATCTCTGCTGTGAAATCTGGAGAGATCTCAGCTAACGAACAATCAATAACTTTAACTCCATGCTTTGGTTGTGTTGAAGCAACGTAGAATCCAAATGCAATTAAAGCCAAAATAGAAATTACTACAACAATATCAAACGTCCAACTGGGCTTGTTTGGGGAGGTAGTTTTGTTCTCGAAATTCATTACCAATTTTATCCTTGAGTGACTTGTTAATCAAGCTAACGATATCTTTCGGTTCAAGATAGTTTTCTTTACAGTAGTCAAGAACTGCATCCATGTAAGGTTGCTTCTTATTCTTCACCACGTCTTCAATGTAAAGAGAAAATTCATTGGCAGTTTTAAACATTCTGCTTTGTGAGGTAGTAGTCGGCTGCTTTAATTGATCGCTGGACATCATCATATTCCTTCAGTTTAGTTTTATAGAGATTCCAAATCGGAGTATTCGTATTATCTGGATCCATATTGCGTTCAAATTTGTCAAGGAACAAAGTAAAGAATTTGTCAAGACGCATGCGTTCAACATACAGAGTATTTCTAGTTTGAACAATGCCGTTGAAGTCACGATCAGTTGCTTGAGATACGATTTGGGAGTAAGCGGGATTCATAATATATTATACCTTAAAAAGTTTTGCAAGTCAATTACGACGCATTGTTGCAATTTCAACAGCTTGTTCGTCGGTAAAGATAGGCACAGAGTTTGACTTGTGCATGGTGCCAATACCTTTGATAGCGTTTCCAGTGTAGACTGGATTTTCTTTCTTGGCACAAACACCACCAGTAAATGGAAGACTTGGAATCTTAGGTGTCTCACGACAAGCAGGTGCTCCAAGCGAGTATGAGAACGCATCCGTCTTTGCTTGGATCGGTTTCTTGGGCTCATACTTCTTTAGTAGTGCTTCCCAGTCAGCTTGAACTTGACGTTGCTTCGCTGTAGGTTTCGATGGCTTGCGTTTTTTAAACGAGGTGTAAATCAAAGTAGTCATGATGTAATTATACCCTAAAGTATTTTGCAAGTCAACACTTATCGATAGTAGCAAAAAGGCACACTACGTTGGAAACCAAATTGATCAGTCACCACTGTATACTCGCAATATTGCTGAGGTTGTGGTGCATAAATCACAGGTGGCTGTTGCATGATTACAGGTGGCTGTTGCATGATTACAGGTGGTGTCTGCTGATAGATGACTTGAGGTTGTCCTGCTCTCTGCAATTGTTGAAATGCCCACAGACCAGCAATACCAGCAAGCGCACCTTGCTCACGTGGACCCCATGCAAATGCAGAACTACTAAAAACTAGACCAGCAACTACAGCTACAATAAATTTCTTCATTTTATTTCTCCTTAAATAAAGCGAACATTTTGACGAATCGTGCGGTTCAGACGAATAATCTGCCCCATTGTTTTGTGCAACTCTGCCTCAAACATCTGATACATTGGATCAGTTTTTGGAACTGCAGAATTTTCCAAACCATCTTGCAGACCTGTAGCCTTACCAACCAATGCCTCTTTACGAGTCATCTTTTTGACCATGTCAGCGTCCACTAAGGCACGTTTACCAAAAACTAGCATTTCAACTTTTTCCATAATTAACTCCGTTTTCCTAGACAATAGAGTTATTATACATCACCTACGAATTAAAGTAAACACCTATCTAGACGCTGGTAAGTTGTTGATTTATAAGGGAAAAATAACCCTACAGAGAGTAGGGTTATCGGGTTATTTCTTCAAATTTGCCGTATAGACGACGCAAACTGTGTCGGAATATCCGTAAGCGCACCTAACAGACATCGGGTCAATGCCCTTTACAATAGCAGATTCGATGTTACTTTTCATCGCAAGATCACGTTGCAAATTGTAGTGCGTTAAACACAAAACACTAGTGACCAAAACAATAACTGCACCAACGATACATGTAATAAATTCAGCTTTCATATTTTCTCCTTACCATGAACCATCATCAACAACACCACGAACCCAAATTGGTCCGAGTGTCACATAAATCCCACGCATGTTGGGATTCAAATCATCTGGATGTAGAAACTCAAATCTGAAATCCCAATGATATGGATTGATTACCAATCCAAACCACAAACCAGAATAACGTACGTATTTACTTAATATCTTTAACATCGTCGCAAATCCCATATTTTTTCGCTTCATTTGCGCTCAACCAAATATCTTGTGGTGGCAACAATACTTCACGAATTTCTTTATCTGATAACCCAGTACATTTTTTGTAATGAGCAATCATGCGTTTGGTAGTTAAGTCGAACTCTTTAATTTGAGCAAACAACTCATGTTCTTTACCGAAAGCACCCCATGAATATTGGTGAGAGAGAATAGAAGTATTCGGTGTAAGAATACGTTGTCCCTTTTCACCAGCAATAAAAATCATTAATCCAGCAGAAGCAATTTGACCCAAGCCAATTGTTCTAATGGGAATGGCTGATCCACGCATTGTGTCAACCATAGCAAAAGCAGCATTCAAATCTCCACCTGGAGAGCAAATAATAAGATTAAGCATGTCTGGTCGTTCTTCAGCAAAGTTTGCTTCAAACACCCACTCAATTGCATTCTTACAAGTTGATAAACTTATCTCCTCCATCATCAGAAAGAAAGAATGTCTCGAAGCTGAATCGTCTTTCAGCTGGAGGTTTAGTTTTTCCATCATAGTTTTTGCCACCTTCTTTATAAAAAATATGTCGACCGATAGTAACTGTTTTCTGTAACTTCCATCCTGGATTTACATAATCAGCGTGATAATACAAAGCACCTTTAGTTATATCGTGTAGTTTCTCGTAGTTGGCATAAACGTATACAGCAACTTCTTTCGCTGACTGATACGATTCACTTCCTTTATTACTTTTGACTGCAGTACAGAACCAAGAAAATTGACACATACCTTGTGTCTTTTGTTTGACTACCCCACAGATGTCTTTTGGAAATCTTGGGTCTTCAACTCTATTTAAGGTCACTAGAGCAACGGCAACTTTGCCTTTCTCTGGTTCACTTCTTGCCTCATGGTAGATGTTGTCTGCCAAGCAATCAATTTGTTTCTTAGTATCTTTTGTTAATTCTGAATACGCAACATCAAGAATTTTATCATCCAGTGTAAAAATGTTATTTGATGCATATAATGTAGTTGCGATTATTGATAAAATCAATAAGCTGACAATTGCCAGTATCTTTTTAGTTCGCATTGTATCTCCTTAAAACAGTTAAGGATTGCAGGATGTGTGTATCCTGCAATCCAATCCCTATCAGGTGGACTTCTTGCTAGTCTTTGTATCTAGTGGGATGTTTGAAACAAATCCATTAAGTACCGATGCTTTGGCAATAATTTCTTGTTCAGATGGGATAGTGGGAAATCCTGGATGATCAGGAATTGTACCACCATTGAGTTTAGCAGATTCGACTTTCTGTTGCCAGTCGTTGCTAATTTGTTCACGCTTACCGTAGTAGTCATCGTTAAGCATGTCTTTTGCCATCTTGAGAAGTTCAAGACGGATTTCAAATGGCGTGAGATTTGCCATAGTTTTTCTCCTTGTGTGTAAAAAGTTGTGTGTAATGGTGGTTTTTTTAACTGGCTCCACCAAGCCAGTAATACTATTTAGGACTTTTTCTCTTCAGCTTTTTTCTTTGGAGTTGGCTTTGGAGAATCTGGAAGTGGAGGACACTTACCATTCTTATCTTTCTTAACACAGTTAGTGTTTTCTGGAGCAGGAGTTGCTGGTGCTTTAACTGGGTCTGCTGCAAAAGCAGAAAGTGCAAAAGTTGTAAGTACCAATGCGATTAAATGTTTCATAAGTTTCCTTTAAAGTTAATTATTGATCTTCACGATAAATCGCTAAGATGTTTTCTTCGTCAATCAGTGCACGTTCAACATTACCGATCTTAACTGGTATGCACTTACCCCAATCAAGAACAATTTTATCGCCCTTGCGAACTTTCTTTACATCGTAACCGATCTCTAATACTTCAGCGAACTTAGTTACTTTAACAGAAGCCGCACCCTCAAGAATAATGCCTGATTCAGTTTTTCGCTCATCAACTTTCACTTCAGCAATGTAAACTTTTTTACCCAATGGTTCAATCATAATGTCCTCATTTAAAAAATTAATGATTGGTTATTCTGTTACGAGGAAACCAATCGAAACCCTAGTCAGCGTTTAGGCTGCCAATGCGTAGACAGAGTCGTTTGCATTTACTTTTTTGCTTGATTTACAGTCATCGCCTACTGTGTTGCCGTCGCCACTATCTACCCCTGTCGAAACCATGGCATCCCCATCATAAAAATTCTAAACAACTCTTATGGTGGAGATGGTGGGAGTCGAACCCACGTCCAGAAGTCCTTTGCTTTGAAGGAATTACAACAATACACTAATTATACCCCACAATTTCTTGCAAGGCAAATTAGATGTTATATTTATTCTTATAGTCAAGTCTTAGTTTGCGAAACCCACCAATCCAGTTATCACGTTTCTCGATAAACCAACGAGGATCATCATTATCAACAGCCATAATAATTACAAGTCTACCAACAGGAATGCCTGTTCTCTCTTCAAAGGCAACAGCGTATGCTGCAGTTTGCATAAAATAGTTATGAATATCATCACGATCTTTTGGTTTACTTGATGTCTTAAAATCTATGACACTAAGTTTACCTTGGAACTCTGCGATACAATCAACTGTTCCAGCGACTTGTAAGTGGTCAGAATAGAGTGGATCTTCCAAGCAGTGAATTTTGTCGACTTTGTCAAGTAAGGGTTTAATGGAGTTGAACATTTCGAGGTCGAACATGTCGGCTTCGAATAAGTTTCCTCGTAGGTAGTCTTCACAGTATCCGTGAATCCTTGTGCCTCTTGCTGATGCTTTTCCAGAGATTCGGTTTGCTTCTTCGTTTCCGACTCGCTTTCTCCACTCTGCGATTCCCTTTGCTGTGTGTAATCCTGTAACGGTAGTGACGCTTGGATAGGCTGAACCCGATGGAGTCTTGTAGACTCTTGTTCCATCGGAGGATGTGGCACGTTCGAGTTTGGGTAAATCATGATGTATAAATGTCTTCATTTAGTTCCAATATTTCGAATAATCCATTTTGTTCCAATATTCTTCATTATTTCTATTCCAAAAATTTTTGATAAGATATGTAGCCATGCCAAAATATCCCATCTTCTTAAATCTTCTACTGTCCTGCCCAAAATAATGATTCACCAATTTGAACTTTTTAACATCATACATCTTAGAGAGAAAGAAGTCTTCACTAGTTCCAAACTTGGCAGGAAATCCACCAAATTCTTCAAACTTGTTTCTTCGTGTTAACATGTAAGCACCAACAGCAAATGGAACTTTATATTTCAATATGTTGTTAACTGCATTGAATAACATAAATCCAATTTGTGCAGTTAAATTACCATCATAACACTTCGCATACAATCCAATGAGATCTAAGTTATTATACTCTAATTCATTTACTGTGTCAAGTATAACTGTGTTAGAGAAAAATCTTACATCGCTATCAATAAACAGTATGTATGGAGTTGTTACTAATTTTGCGCCATTGTTCTTTGCAATAGAAACTGGTCCACCATCAATAACCTCAACATTCAATTCACCCTTCATTATTTGAATAACTTCTCGTGTTTTGTCAGTTGAGCAATCAGCAATGATAATTTTAGTATTGCCTATCGATTGTTGACGTAAATGCATTAATAAATGCGCAATATAGTTTTCTTCGTTCTTACATGGAACAACTATTGTGATTTTATCCTCTAAAGTATTTTTTGACATTTACCTTCTACCTTAAAATTCTTAAACTTCAATTCAAACTTCATTGATGCCAAAGCGAATTCGCAACTCATCCGATCTTTGAATTCTAATTCAATTTTTCCTGGCTGATCCTGTGGATTATTCATGTGCACTGCTACTAGTATTAACAACCACATCATCTTTCTCCTTAGTCCATGTTACTATTTCCCATCGACCATCATGATGCTCAACTAATGCAGTACAAGATTCAACCCAATCACCATCATTCATATACATGACACCATCAATCTCTTTAATCTCGGCATGGTGTATATGCCCACAAATAACTCCATCAAACCCACGCTTCTTGCAATATCCCGCCAAGTTTTCTTCAAACTTGAATACAAAGTCTACTGCTTTTTTAACTTTATGCTTAAGGAACTTGCTAAGGCTAAAGTACCCAAAACCCATACGATGACGTATCCAATTATATTTGGAATTGATACTAAGAACGAAGTCATATGCTTTGTCTCCTAAGAATGCTATCCATGGTGCGAGTCTAGTAATTCCATCAAATAGATCTCCATGAACTACAAGATAGTGATTACCATCTACCCCTATATGTTCTGCTTGATTGCGTATTTCTATTGTACCAAAACTAAAACCATATGGTATCATTGGTCTTAAGAATTCGTCATGATTGCCTGCTACGTAAATCACTCTTGTGCCACGTTTAGCATGACCCAATATACGACGTACTACGTTAGTGTGGCTTTGTCTCCATCGCCATTTGTTTTGTTGTATACGCCATGCATCTATTATATCACCCACGAGATATAAAGTCTCGCAGGTATTATTTTTCAAAAAATTATTTAATTTATCAGCTTGACAATCACGAGTTCCTAAATGTACATCACTTATGAATATCGTTTTGTATTTCATTTTTAATTTTTGCCAATTTAAATTTGTCTAGGATTGTTAACCACATCCAACCAATATCAAATTCAAACCATCTTCTACTTAATTTGGGGCTAGCAGGATTTAAGTGATGGTTGTTGTGCAGTTCTTCACCACCAATAATAATCCCCCAAGGACTAATGTTTCGACTTTGATCTTTAGTAGTTCCATTACGGTAACCTACCCAATGTCCTATTCCATTCACAACTCCTGCTGCCCAGAATGGAATCCATATCATCTGTATACCCCAAATTAACAATCCTACCCATCCAAATAGTAGAATATTAATAATCATCATTAAGCTAACACCAAGTTTACTGTGTTTGGTGTAGACATTATTTTCTATCCAGTCATCAGGAGTTCCAACTCCATATGAATTAACCATATCTTTATCTTTACTAGCATCATGGTATAAAAATGCACCTTTAAACAATACACGCCAAATACCGTACACATGAGGTGTGTGAGGATCACCTTCTTGATCACTATACCTGTGATGTTTGCGGTGTATGGCTACCCATTGTTTCGTTACCATACCAGTGGTCATCCATAACCAGAACCTCATAAAATGACTCACAGCTGGATGAAATGTAACACCTCTGTGCGCTTGGGCTCTATGTAGAAAAAGTGTGACGCATAAAATAGTAATATGCGTCACAACTAGAACATATAAAAGTTCTAACATTAAGTTAGAAGGTGAATCGCTTCATTGTAATGTTTGATGCGATCCTCCAACCCAATGAAGCCACCATTAATCTTACGTGTCATGGTTTTAATATCACCAGAGTCCGCTTCTTTGTTTAATCCGTTTTTATTCCAAAACCAGATAGCTGACATTAAAGCAAAGTCACGATCTGCAGTAACCCAATCTGGATTTTCAAATATGTTTTGCCAGTCATCAAACATTTCTTTGGCAAACGCCATATAGTTTGCTTTACCAGTTAATTGAATCGGACCACGTCCACGATATTTCCATCCATCACCTGAAGACTCTGGTCCATTACCCATACGACCACCATAAACTTTATTGGCAATCATTTCTGGCTTGCGTGCATAAGGTTGTGCTGACTCAAGTGTAGGGAAATACTTTTTAAAGATACCATTTAATCCCTGTGCAGAGTAATTAAGGTTTTCTTCAAATGTCGTCCAACCACCAGACTCATGTCCGCACTGAGCAAGGAATGCTGCAATGCGTTGTGGTGTATCAATGTTATATGTTGGGAATACATTATTCATTGCATCGACCCAACCCTGTGGGTCTTGTGCCCTTGGGAATAGATGTGCAAATTGGCTTGAGGTAATCATTTAATCTCCTATGTCTTCGTATTTTAGTTTTGCTAGGATATAATCCTTAACAAGAGAACTGCGTACGATATCGTCGGGAGTAAATTCAACTCGAGTAAAAGCACCCATGTGATGGGCAATATCAAAAAATTTCAGAATTCCAGACATATCGTTCTTCTTCTTATTTAGATCTGTCTGACGATAATCGCCACACCAAATGATCTTAGAACGATAACCAACACGAGTCATAACTGTGTCGATCTCTTCAAATGTTAAGTTCTGCATTTCGTCAACGATAATGATTGCATCATCGAATGACATACCACGAATAAACGATGTAGAAATAAACTGGATATGTCCTTGTTCTTCTAAACGATCCCATGCATCTTTGCGACCAAATAAGGTGTCGCATATTTGACGATATGGTTGTTGGTAAATTTCCATCTTCTCATTAACGTCTCCTGGAAGATGCCCCATCTCACGTGATTGTACGGCAGAACGTACTACAATAATTTTGTCAAATGGATTTCCTTTATCCATTACTTCTTCAATTGCTTTGTATAAAGCACAGAAGGTTTTTCCTGTTCCCGCAACTCCATGTAATGCTACGAAATAATCACCACGTTTGTATGCATCAAAGAAAATCTTTTGATTATCTGTTAATGGTTGAAATGTTTTTAAGTCATCAAGTCTTAATTTTAAGTGATTGTTTATTGTTTTGGTTGCTGATCTAGCAGATGGCTCACATTGTACATTATCAGGTGCTATTTTCTTTGCTGTTGCTCGAGCCATTAGTTACCCTTATATTTGTGATGAGAAATTATTTAAATTACTTCCTGGAGTCTTTTCGTGAATCTTCTGCAGCACCTCCTTAAATCCTGTATCCTTTTTAAGGACAATATGGTCGCCAGTGAATGCAGGTGCGCTAAGCAATGCTTGTTCGATATTGGGATTGTCAATAAGATATTGCTCTTTCTCAGCAATTTTCATAATTCTTCCGAACACTTCACCAGTGTCTTTGTTTCTAAAATCATACGATGGCATAATATCTCCTCTTTGTATTTAGCAAAATAACTATGCTGGAATCATTTTGAATTTTACTTTATTTTCAGCTACTAAAGCAATAGCCTTGTGGCTTTTACCACGCCAAGCAGATACGAACCAGCTTGGGATTGGTCTATTTGTCCAAACAGCAAATGGCTGTTTATCATTAATGTAATAGTTATGGTATGCTTGGATAGAATCACCAACTACTTTATATTGCTCTGGCATACACTGTGGCATTGGTGTTGCAATATTGTCTGATATATTAGTTGGAGCATGAGACAAAAATGGAATCAATCTTTCTGCAACATGATGTTTTCCATAACGGAATGTATATTCTACCATAAGATCTCGCCATAGATTATACAGCCACCAGTAATTATCTATTGACTGTCGACACCAAATTCCAGATGGATGTTTCATATGTGATGCCATATACAAATTATCTTCACGAGAATCATCTAATTTCCATCTCATGGCTTTACGACCAGAAATGGACTTACCCTCATACTCATAACCATCAAGAAGACGATGAGCAGTAGAAAGAAGTTGTGCGTATTCCAAAATCATCTTAACGACATGTTTGTCGAGATGTTGTTTTGCACATTCCTTAGTATCTTCGTGGAGATAAAATATATTCACTTTAACATTTTCCAAAAATTAAAAGCCATTGAGACTCTCTCACCATCACCATCGTTCGGTAAAACACGATGCATTAAATCATCAGGAAATAATAGTAACAACCCTGCATGGGGTTTAACTTGAAAGATTTCTTTTTTAATTTCATACTCAAAGCTACCAGCATTTTCTGGAACTTGAAGATAAAGGACTCCACACATTTCATCAGTAGCACCTTTATCATGATCATGCCACTCATTATAATCACTGCCAGTATTGATATTATACCAGTAAGTTATATCTCCAGCAACACCAGCTGCAGCTTGAACTTGATCTATAATTTCTGCTGCCCATGGATATGTTTTTTGATTACAACGATCACTTTGCCATCCACCTTTATTACTTCGTTTAACACATTCAGCCACACCACGTAATGATAAAACATTATTGACGAAATTTTCTGGTAAGGTAAGTTCAACTAATCTCATAGCATTCTAATTAAACCAATTGTATCAATAGTTGTTAACAGAATGTAGTTAGCGAGCATGCCAAAAGATTTCCTAGTCCAACTAGCCCAAGCATACAAAGCACAGCCAAGGATCCAAACGGGATAAAGAGCCAGTAGAGGAGGGTTGGGGACTGTGAGTGCCATAGTAATCGAGCACCCAATGCTAATAGCCCAAGCAAGAAGCTCAACAGCAAAGCGAATTCTGTTAGACTTAAAATCATCTTTAATCCATTGTAAAGTGGGTTGAAATATATCAAGCATGAGTCATTGCACGTATTTTTAGAATTGTGTGGTCAAGAGTGTGAATAGTATTCACGGAATACTCATGTAGTAGTCCCCATCCACCTGCTTTATTGAATGGATCAATACAACCAACAGAGTCATCAATCAATATTGATGTAGGTGTCGCATACTTAGCTTTCTCTTGTTTGCTATGAACAAAATTAGCTTTGTATGGAATGTTATGTTTGTCAAGCCATCTTTGTTTTTGGGACTTTGCTTCATTGGCTTGAAATGGCTCATGAGTTCCCATGGATGTAAGAATCTCAATACGTACCCCATTTAATAGAGATACGTGATTGAGAAGCACTTGCGTATCAGGCATAAAATCTAGTTTCTCAAAAATCTTATGCGTTAATACAGAGTCACGAAATTTCTTTCGGTCTTCTTTTTGTGGATCGTATTTGGTGTACTCTTTGTTAAAATCAGCGAGTACACCATCCATGTCGAGGTAGAGTGTAATATCAGTATTCATAGTATAATTATACCTCAAATAAAGTTGCAAGTCAAACGAATTTTGAGAAATCTGGTGGCTTCCAACCCTCTGGTTTAAGGATCTTTCCATCTTCACGACGAATAACCTTACCAGTAATATGGTCAATTTTAGAGAGATTGCTTTTAGCACCTTCATCCCATGCACCTTCACAATCCCAACCACGAGATTTCATATAACCAATAATAACCCACATCATATCAAAGCATGCATCAAGTTGTTCAGCATCATCTAAATCTTCATAGGCATCTAGAAACTCTTGATATTCTTCATCAATCAATTTCTTGTATAACGCTGACAGTGTATTTCGTGGAACAGGAGTTGATGCATGGTTCTGTCCGCAAGCTGCTAAAAATACTGAAACATCTGTAAAAGTTTTACTCATTATTCTATCATCCTTAATAGTTTTTTAATTTGTGCTTTTAATTCCTTGTTTTCTTCCTCAAGGTTAAAGCACTTTTTCATATAATGCTCAAGTGCAGTTTCTGCATATTCACACACGTTTGTTTCTACTGGTTCAGTCATCTGTTTCTGTCCGTATCATAATAGTACTTACTATGTTCTTGTTGTTTTGAAAGACTCCATGTACCATCTTTATTATCAGTCCATGTAAGAACGTCGCCTTCTTTCCATCCAGCACCATCTAGTAAATCTTGAGGTAATGGCATAACTAAATCACCACTACCATCATCTGCTTCTTCAAGTGTAATAGTCCATGTTGTCATAATACCCAATCCTCTGCGTAAGTTTCTGCATGTTCTAAAGTATCAAAGCTGGTTGAAAAAGAACTACCAGAGTCATTGGTGACAACAACTCGGTAATTACCCAATGTCAGATCTTTCATAACGACTGCACGTTTATTTGAGTCTTCAGAATAATACTCCGAAATAGTTTTTAACGCACTCATACTTCAACAACCTTTAATGTAAAATTATCGGCACGTGGTTCGTATTTAATATAACCACGAGGGTTACAAACAACACGACACTCACCAATCATATAATCAAAGTCTTCATGAGTATGTCCATGAGTCCACAATTTGATTCCTGGACGATCAAGAATAAACTCAGAAAGATCGCTATGATATCCACCATTCATCAATGAGTCGTGAGCATAACGTGGATGACATGATTTGGTAGAAGGTGTATGATGACCAACTACAATAACAGTCTTCCATGGTGAAGTCTCAGAGTACATATGATCGATATACGCCAAACACTTAATGTGTGCATCAACGGCATCCTGTGGAGAGAAGGTAGAATCTTCTTCTTTCAATTTCATGCCAATATCGATATTATATCCTTGTTCATTTTTTTCGTAGTTACCATCAGCATCCTTCTTATACAAAGGAACTTTACGGTAAACTTTACGAGCAGAGTTTGCAATGATTTTAAAGTCATTCATAGAGTGACGGATGTACTCAAGTGTCATTGGATCATTGCGGTTCATATCAGTCCACAAAGTAGAACCAATGAATACATGATCACCCAACTCGAATGTTTCTCGATCTAGGATGTGTAGATTTTTATTATGACCCAACTTACGCTTCAGTTCACTGTAAGTGTTGGCAATGTCACCATGATACGATTCATGATTACCTGCAACGTAAATTACATGTGGGAATTCTGCGCATACTTCATGAAAGAAGTCGTGATACACTCGAGACTTTCCACGCATGAAACCCATTTCGTCTTGACGACGATCATAGATGTCAAGATCATTTTCAACCAGAATGTCGCCTGAAAGAATCAGGACTTCTACGTCACCTGGATTCTTTATGGACAATCCACCAAACTCCAAGTGCAAATCACTGCAAATTGCTATCTTCATTTTATTATCAAACATTAAAATTTATTGAAATGCTAATTCTATCTTCATCACTTTTGTTTTTCTCAACCATGTGAAGTAGATTAGATCTAAAAATCACAAGCATAGATTCTTGTGGGGTGTAGGTGCACGTTTTATAGTTTGCTGGAACAGAAACAGAAGCAGGAAGAGGAAACATATCTGTATTAGCTTCTGAACTTCTAAAAGAAAGGTTGCCACAATCCTTAGGAGTTTTAACATAGTAAACAACACTAAAGTGCGACTTAGCGTGCATATGATATTCTTGATACTCTTTTGGTGGTGCTAAATTTAACCAAGAGTCAATACAAACTGGATCTGAATCAACACCATATTCTCTGGCGAATATTTTTACCTGTGACGCACATGCAGAAATCAAATCTGCAAATAAAGGATCAGATTTCATATCGTATAGATTCAAAGTGCTAAAGGTATCACACTTCCACTGGACATTTCTTTTTGGTGAATTGTCTCTTACATTATACACACACTGCGCATAAGAATCATTATTCGGTTTAAATTGATCTAAATGACTAATATCAATTAGAGTTGGAAACCACATCTCAATCATAATTATGCTCCAATGTAATTAAGCGCAATAGAGATTCTTGTTGGATCTTCGTCTTCTGATAAATTTTGTTCAACATGGTGTGACATATAAGAAGGAAATAGCAGCAGAGTTCCTTGAATTGGTTTAACCCAATAACTTGGCCAGTTATTATCATTTATTTCATTTGGAATAATGTAATGAGGTAACAGGTCTTGACGAGAGAATATAAGATTACCACAGTTATTGGGTGCACGAACGTATAAAACTGCAGATATAAGAGAAAATGGATGTTCATGGACCATGTTCCAACTATATTTTGGATTTACATTAAACCAATAGTTAGAAAGAACTGGGCTTTTATTAATGCCATATTCTCTAAACGCAGATGTTACTCTGATTTTAATTTCGTCAAATATGTTTTCTGCAAATGTAATATTAGGGTCTGTGAATGCTGGACTTTGCCACCCACCTCTATTTGATATAGCAACATCAGAGTTATCATTCTCCATTACAGATAAAATATGAGTATCCAAGCCAGCTGGGATTTCTAGCTTATCTGTAAATAAGCACGAGTGAAAAAGTTTAATTCCCTGCATTTTGTTCCTTATAATATCGATATAACTTCACACAATATGTAAATTGTTTTGGATAATGTTCAAAGTTAGGAAGATTATCACCATAGTGATCTTCTAACTCTTGGTAGAGTTTTAATACTTCTTCATCACTCATTTCTTTTTCCAATGCGAGTGATGCCCTTTATTGAGAATCACTCCATTCCATATCATAGTTAGTGCCACACCGATCTGCTTAGTTGCAGCTTCCAAGTAGTATGACCGATAAGAACTATTATACTCTAGCTTCTTTTGCAAAGCAAATGTTTTTAGTCTAGTCTTGTAGCCTAGCTTGGGTATCGGCTTTTTGAGCCTTACGTTCCGTTTTCCAAAAAACACGTTTCCAGTCCTTTAAATGTTTCCACCATTGAGGTGATTTAGTCAGGTTGCCCTGTTTTACATTCGCCATATAATTCTCCACCATAGTAGTTCAAGATTTCATCGATGTGCATAATCAATACTTGATTATTCACCACATCGTCTGGATGTAACCAATAAGGATTCTCAGTTTCCATTGTATCAAAGTATTGTTTTAGTTCATTCTTCATGTAATCTCGTGCATCTGTGAGATTCAATCGTGTGATCGTATCCGCTGTTTCAAAATCAATTCCTAATTGTTTCATAATAACTCCAAATTAACATTCAACATCTATATTACGACCTTTATCCAAACCAAGTCGTATATTACGTGAGACTCGCTCTGCAATAATTCTATCAAAGTTTCGTTTATCAACTACCTTGCGATAATCTTCTTCTCGTTTATCCTGTAGCTGAACTCTTTGCATACGATCCAACTCTAGATTATGAGTGACAATGCTGGATACTTTCATTAGTATTTCCCCGATGCTAATACGATTTTACAAATGTGTTCTAATCTTTCTATGTGCTCATATGCACGCCATGGACTAGTATCTATGGCAACTACACCATGTCCTTTGATACCAACAATATCATAAGAGATATTACCGTAGTCATCTAGCTGTAAGTTTTCATGGCAACGATCTGCTAATTCTTGACTAATGGGTGGAACATCTCCCACATTGGGTGCTACCTTTGTATATCGATTCAACTCTGGAAACGAATCACTAATCTTACTGAGATCAATACCAGCATGCATAGCTGCAATACAATAGGTAGGATGCACATGCACCACAACTCGAACATCTTCGCTGTGTTGACCCATATTCTTTTGTAATCCATAGTGCAAGGGTAATTCACCAGAAGGTTTTAGTTTACTACTGATATCGGAGTAATCCAATTCTATACAGTACTGACTTAATAACGAACTGCCAAGACCAATCTTTTTAAACTGATCAGGTTGTAATGTTTGCTTACGTACTCCAGAGGGAGTGATGTAAAAGTGGTCTCGATCATGATGTCGAATACTAACATTACCATCTCTAGAGGTAATCCAATTACGCTTGTAAGCGTCAACCATAATATCACATATTGTTTCTAACATTATTCTATTCCAAAGTGATCTTTAATAAACTTTCCAGCAGTACTGGGTGCATCATATGCTTCGTTCAGTGTGTCAATCAAATCAACACATTCCTGTATAATCATACCAGCAAACCTTTCTGGATCTATTTGTAAAACAGATTGCATCTGACCATCCACTATCATTGTTTTATATGACTTGGATAGTTCGGCAAATTGTTTAATACGTTCGTTCATTCTATCCCAAATTTATGTTTAATTTCTTCTATACAATCTCGGCGAAACGCATCCTCAATCTGATCTCTATAGTCTTTATATCCAGGGGAAAGGTTTTCTACAACACCAATGCATTCCTGTATAATGATATTGGCTAACTTTTCAATTTCGTAATTAAAGTTATGTCCATCAATAAGATCATTATGCATATTAAATCCTGCTTGTTCAGCAAGTTCTTTAATTCGTTCATTCATACACTATCCTTGTATAACCATCGGCGAAATCGTGTTGATGTTGTTGTTAGTATCTTTACACCAATAACAACAAAGACTACAATAATGAAAATAGCTTCTATCATTCTTCATCCCTAAGAGACATGTACAACTTTTCCAAACAATCCAGAGCATCCAGTGCAAGTTCCCTTTGAGCAACAGAACCGAATGCTTCTATATCCTGTAAGACTTCTGTAATAGAGTTCTCAGCATGAGAGATGGTGGAAGCCATAG